ATGAATTATTTTTTATTTTTGGTTTATTTGGGAAGTTTCTTGTAATCTTGTTCGCTTACAAGTTTTTTAAAATCCACTCGTGATATGTGAATTACATTTTTTGGTATTGATGCTTTCCCATATGTTAATACAGTTATTTGCCCAAAAGCAACATCACCATTTTCTCCTTTTGTAGCCGTTGTATATGTTGTTGCCCTTCTACCAAATCTACCCCCAATAGAAACCTCGGGTCGACCTATATAATATAATACATTAGTTTTCATAATTTATTTTTTTGACAAATATACTTTAAATTTTGTTCTCTTCAAACTTCATTGATTTTCAACAACTTGTAAAAAGTAGGTTTTTTTTCGTTGTCAACTTTGTCAACTATTTTGTCAACCTATAAGTCAACTTTGTCAAATTTATTATGGACTCTTGATATTTTGGACTCTGATTTTTTGGTTGGTTTGGTTTATGGGTGGGGTTTATTTGATTGGTTTACACCTTGGTTTATAGTATGTGTTTGGTTTTTAGGTAGTTGCTATTTAATTGGTTTACACTTTAGTTTACGCTTAGTTATTGTGGGGGGAGGATTGTTTGGTTTTATTCCCCTTTATGTAGGGGGAGTATTGTTTGGTTCTTGATTTTTTAGACTCTTTGTATTGCCAATGCCGATTTACCCCACAAAAAAAGGGGCTCTCGCCCCAATTCCGAGCGTGGTCTCCACACTCCTCTTTTTTATCACTATTTATGCATTATTGTGATAAGTTCTTTTTAATGTTATTTTGAATCGTTCACGATTTCGTCAACATTATTAATATCGTAGTAAAACGAGTTTCCATCCGAAGCAACCCATTTATCGCTAAAACTTTCTACGCTTATTAATTCATTGTCAACTTTGATAAGTTTACTATCTAATGGAAATTCTTTTGTTATCCAATTTGAATCTCTCCAAAAAATTCTATTATTTGGTTGGCACATTAAATAACCATCGTCTGCAACTAAAATATGACCACATTTGTAATCTGTAGGTTCATCCGAATACGCATTTCTAAACCAATCAATGGTAAATAAATATGTTGCCCAAACTTTTGTTTTGTCTTTAAGCAATACTTCGCATCTCTTCTCATATAGATAGTCGTAAGTAATCATACTTACATTTTCGGAAAAGCAATCCCAAAGTTGTTTAAAGTGAGCAGGTATATCATTTTCGGGCTCTTCTAAATATATTTCAGAAATAGGCACTCGTGACCTCAACATTCCATAATCCGTCATAATATGAAAAGTTAAAATTTTACCTGCTACGGATTGAACCCCAAAAGCGTATGCTTTGTGAAATGTATCGTAATCTGCTTCATCTTTTGTAAAATGGCTTAATCTAATCAAGCATTTTAAGTTGTCTATGTTTTCGTTTAATACTTTCATTTGTTAATCCTCGGTTTCTTTATTTTCTTTATCCTTTTCAGATGTATGGAATTGATAGCCAAACACAATTAATACAATGTTTTTAATCAATTCAAATAACCCATTACTTATTTCGAGAGTTAATAAAGGTGTTTTAAATGATACTACTTTATCAACTAAAAATAAACCTAAAAACGATGTTAACATTAAAGCAACAAATCGGGTTAACCATTCTTTTTGTGATAAATGTCCACTAATTTTATAATTAACAAACCAAACTAATCCACCAATAAATGATAATGATAAAAGCACACCAAATATCATTGGCACAATTCCCATATTATATAAATCCATATTAGTTACCTCCGTATGTTTCGTTGCTCATTTGTTTTAATTTATGGTGATTCATTGATAAGTTTTTCTCCGTTCCAATAAATAATAGTATCAGTCACTATATGCTCTGAGGTTTTTTTTTCATTATTTTTTGATAACCAAATTATTAATAAAATAAATATTATACCTACCAATGGTATAAATTTTGAAGTTTGTTTTATTTCGCTCATTTGTTCTTTAAATTTAGTAGCGAATCCAAGAATCGAACTTGGTATTATAGGTTATGAGTCTATCGTGTTACCTTTACACTAATTCGCAATGTAGAGCAGTAAGTCAGCCACTCTGTTTTCTTATTTTGTCCGTTAGGATATTCGACTTGGTATGCAAATATAATATTATTTTACAAAATAACAAATATAATAAAAAAAACCTCAAAAAATTAATTCTTGAGGTTTTGAAATTGATAGGTGTAAGCGATAAAAAATTATTAATGAATCTATTTAGTAAATAAAATATTGTAGCCCCCTAAATTAAACAAAGCACATACACCTCTCTTGATATGCTTTAAATAATTCCGAGTTGAAAGAACGTAATGCAAATATACAACTAAGAAATAATAGTATAGTCAATTATTTCTGCGTTTGTAAATAATTTTTGAATCTCAAACCAAATAGCATCTTTTGTAACGTGACACCCTGCACTCCAATTATCAATAAGAGACCCTAATCCACCTCTATGAAAATGAATGCCATATAAACCATTTGTAATTGTGTGTTTATCCAATACTTCATCCTTATTACCATCCCTATATATTTTTAGGTTTTTAATCTGTCTAAAGAAAGGTGCACCTAACCATAGTGACTTCCAATTACCACTTGTATTAAATTGATGCGAACCTAATACTTGTTGTGGTGATATAGTAACTGCCGTTCCCGTAATACCACCTGTAGTAATAGGATTTTTTATGTAGTGCTTACCTGCCGTAGTAGAACAAGGAAATGCTCTTGTAACAACTCCATCTAAAATCAATACTCCGAAGTCATCAAAAGTATTGGTTAACTTTTCATCAGTCCTAATCCATACTATACCCTTTTTAGGGAACTTAAAATTGTTCTCTGTGATTCTCTTTGAAATGTAGATTTGCAATGCTGATAATGTTTGGTTTCCAATAATACCATCTACTTGTATTTCGGAATGTCCTCTGTCTTTTAAATATTTTTGTAGTTTTTCCATAATTCAAAGATAAAAAAAAAGTAGTCAATTACGACTACTTAATTTTTATCAAATATGAATTTTATTTAAAATGCACTTTGCTCTAATTCTTCTTGTTCTTTAATTTTGAGTTGAATCATTTTAATATTTTCATAATGCAATACCACAGATTGACTTGTACCTATTTCTACAGAAACATTCATTTTGCCATTTTCAATATTTTCCCAAAAACACGAGAATGTTGCATTCTCTTTAGAAATTGCCAATAACTCATATCCATCGCCTTCATAATAAGGGGATTTAAAAAATGCATAACAATCAGTTGGTGTACCATATTTTTTTATCAATATTGTTTTCATATCAAGATATTCAGATTTTAGCGAACTCCAACTTTCTTGAGAATCAAATATTGTAATAATCTTCCAAACATTTTTAGTTTTGGATGTACCTAATATCCCAACTAAAACATTTTTATTAGCCATTTTCCCTTTCATCCAAATTAGGTTAGGCTTAATTTCGTCCAACTTAAAACCTTTTGCTTCTAACTTAAATCTCATTTGAGCCATAGTGCCCCCAATAATCATTCCATTGAATGTTTGTCCAAATGATGTTGCAAATCCCAATATTGCAAACATCGTTAATATGTATTTTTTCATTTTTGCTTATTTACATAGAATTCATTGCAAATATAATATTATTTTTGAAAATAAAAACTTTTTTTAAAATATTTTTATTATGTTTGCATTACAATTATGGAAAGTACCTATGTAATCAGAAGAGTGAGTACACACGAAGGACAAGTGTATCAACTTTACGACTTTGACAAAAGACAAGTTGTAGCCCAAGGTAGTGAACTTGCTTTAGTAAAAATTAGCGAAGAGGATAGATACATTCATGGAGGTACTTTTATTCAAGGATATAGATGTATGTCATCAGCAGAATTAGGAAAGTTAGCAAATGAACTTATTAAAGTCACACCAAAAACAAAAACGACTTTATGTAGTGAACCTTGTGGTTTATGTTCATATCATGGATGCGTAGGGAATGAGCAATTAGATAGAATAAACAATAAAATTATATTAGAATGGACGAAATGAAAGAATTAATTCAATTTCACATTGAAGATGCGACTTTGAAAGAAGAGTTCGATAACGAACCAACAATTGATAAAGAAAAATTAATTAGTGCTTTGGCAATAATGTTAGATAGAAGAGAAAATGCCATTTTTAGAAAATATAAAATTAAAAAAAATGATGATTGATACTATTTATGCGTTATTCGGAGTTTTTTTGGCAGGAAATATTTTACAATCAGTATTTCGTGTTGACTATAAACGTGAAAATGAAATATTTTTAAAACCCCACGACCTTGACTACTTAGATTTTAGATATAATGTTTACGCCACTATATTTTGGACAACTATAGTTACAAGCATTTTATATTATTATTATCATCCTTTACCATACTATCTTACATTTAAAGGAAAATATTCAAGTTTTGGATACCATTCCGTTATAATATTATTCACATTGTATCTTGGTGCTTGTTTCAATTATTACTTCTATAAAATATTTTTTAGAGATTAATTGTTATTTTCAAAAATAATTATATATTTGCAACTATATGGAAAACACACACGAATTAAAAAAAGACGATTTGTCTATTTATCCAAGTCCTATGAATGAGGAAATGGATTTGTTTGAGGACACGCAAGACGATGTACAAGTTGATGATGAGCACGTCCCATTTTCTTATGAAGATGACGCAATACCTGCAAGTGAGAAAGGGTTTCAATTATGATGATTATTCTAAACCTACAAATATTTGCATTGAGCATATTGGGGCTTTTAATTTTCCTTTCTCTATATATTTTTTCAAAGAAAACTTTCAATCAAGAAGCAGAAAACTATGAAGAAATTGAAAATTTACCTATTTATCTTAAAGTAGAAAAGCCAACGTTACCAAATCCAACATTACAAGAATTAAATATTTTAAAATCTTCAAAATTGGCAAAGGTTTACGAGATGTTGGTTAGGGGTGATGTTTTGACTGACGAAATTGTATTCCGTTCATTGGGTAGCAAAAAGGCAAGTATTTTTATTTTCCGTTTGAGAGAAAAAGGTATGGTAATAGATACTTTGATTATGCCAAATGGCAAGTCGGGATATGTTTTTAGAAATTTTAAATTATGACAATAAAAGATATTTCAGTAAAAAAACAAACGAAAGTATATGCTTTGATTTTAAGTCGTGGATATAACCTTACGGAATTTATTAAAAGAGTTAAAGATATAACAGGTGTAAATATAGAATTATATCGAATGTCGAAAATTGCTTCGGGCTTAATCAGAAACTATAAAACTGATACTGCTCGTGCTATTGCAAATGCTTTGGGTGTTCCTATTGATGACATTTTGGAATGATACCAAAGGACGTTTGGAAAAAACTTATTCCAAAACAAAATCATCTTAATGTATTAACTATGTTCCTTGCACACGAAGGCGAGATATTGAGCCTATCTCATATTAGTAGTGTGCACGGAAATAGTAAACAATATTCTTATAAATTAGTTAATGAATTATCAAGACTTTTAGTTAAAAACAAAGTTAATTTTAGTATTGTCTCAAATAAAAATGGTTATATATTTAGTTTTGCTAAACAAGAGAAAAAAGCCATTAAACAAGAATCATCAAATATTGATAATGTAAAATTGATTATTGATTATTTAAACGATAGAGCAGATAAAAAGTTTTCAGCAACTTCTAAATCTACGATAGATAGTATTAACGCAAGGATTAAAGAAGGATATAATTTTAATGACTTCAAATATGTTATTGATATAAAATGCCAAAAATGGTTAAACACTTCAATGCAAGATTATCTTAGACCACAAACATTATTCGGAAATAAATTTAATTCATACCTAAATGAAAGACCACAATCACAACCAATTAGCCAAATCGAATCAGCAATTAACGAATCCTCAAGAACAGTCGATTGGGGCTTGGGTTAAAACCCAAGATGAAAGAGATATTTACCTTGCCAACTTTGGCAAAACACTTGAGCATTTTTCAACCAATGCCGATATGGATAACTTAAAGAATGTTTTAGTTCAATGGATTTATACTTTGGGGTTATCCTCAAAAATTGGAGAAAAAGATATTTTTGCTTTGACAAAAATCACAAAAGACTTATTTCCAAAATTGACAATTAAAGATATTCAATTGGCTATTAAATTAAGTTTACAAAACAAGTTAGGAATAGATATTGAATGTTATGGCAATTTTAGTGCTTTATATATTGCTAAAATTCTGAATGCTTATTGTGATTACAATTATGAAAAGATGCAAGAAATTATTTGGAGAAAAGAATCATACAATAAACAATTGGAAGCCCCAAAAGAAATTAAACCTTTTCAAGAAAGATTGGAATCTACAAAACGATTAATTATCTATTATGGTAATTGGGTAAAGAATAATGATACCTATTTAGGAGACTACAATAACGTTATTTGGGAGTTTTTAAAACGAATTGGGTACTTAGACCCCACAAAAGTTAATTTAGAAGAAGCAGAACAATGGGCTGACGATAGAATTAAATTAGAAGCAATGAGCACTCAAGCAAAAGTATTCTCAAAACTATCTCATGAAAAAAGAGAAAATGAATTTGCTAAATTTAGAAGATTGTATGGTCGTTATTATGTAATGAAGAAAATATTTCGTGGAATAGAAAACGTACCCGATTGGTTAAGCAACATTGATAACAAACAAATATTATTACAATAAAAATATGAAAACAAAAACAATAAACCCACTCGACACTTTATCTATTCAAGATTTAAAAGAATTGTTAAATGCTATTGATAATAAATTTTTGAAGCAAACAGATGACAAAGGATATGTAATTAAAGACTTCTCTAAATATTTTGTAAAATATAATCTATTTGTAAATTACATAATAGAAAATAAAGTAAAAATAAAACAAGGCGATAAAACATTGAACTTTACTTATGGGGAGATGGCTATAATTTTGATTCAAGCAGAATTACGAGATAGACCATTCGCTTCAAGTGATAATGAATAAATGTAGAGCAATGAAAAACTTTTTATTAGCCTATGTTCAATTATTATTTATTTGTTTAAATACAATATTTTTAGCCAAAAATAACCCACCAATGGTGTTTATATCATCTTTTATAATAAGTTATATTTGGTCACACAACGTAAAGAAAGTTGCTCTTGGAACTGAATGGGATAAAATAATATATTCTTGTGGTGCTTCATTGGGGAGTATTTCGGGATTGTTTATAAGTAATTATATTTTATGAAATATTAGGGTATTGGAATGTTTTTTTAATTGCCTTGTTATTTTGAAAAATAATATTACATTTGTATTAAGAACGATAAAAAAATGGAAACAAATCATATTTATAACGAACCTTGTTTGGAAACATTAAAACGTATGCCAAATGATTATTTAGATTGTGTAATTACTTCTCCTCCATATTGGCAATTGAGAGATTACGGTTATGATGGGCAATGGGGATTAGAACCTACATTTCAAGAATATCTTGAACATCTTTGGGAAATGATGGATGAAATTTATCGTGTATTAAAACCTACGGGAACTTGTTGGATAAATCTTGGGGATACATATAATAATAGTGGATGGGCAGGTGATAAAAAAAACAAATTTGGTGCATCTGAAATTGTTAACTCTAATACAAAAGCAGGTAGAGGTGGACAAAAAGGATTCCCTAATAAGTGTTTAATATTAATTCCACATAGATTTGCAATTGGATGCATTGATAGGGGTTGGATTATGCGAAACGATGTTATTTGGGCAAAACGCAATGGTATGCCCGATTCAACCACCGACAGATTTACAAAGAAACACGAGTATTTTTTCTTTATGGTAAAGTCACAAAAGTATTATTTTGATTTAGATGCAATAAGGGATTCAATTAAAAGTGGAACTATAGAAAGATACAAATACAAATTTGTAGGTAATAAAGATGGTATAGATAGACAATATATGGGGCATAATGAAGGATATAAAAAGCATTTAATACCACAAAGTAAATACCAAACTATTGATATTGAAAAAGAACATAGACAAGGAATGCACCAAAATCGTGGTGAAAATGTAGTTGAAAAAAGAAATAATTTACCATCTCAAGTTGAATTTGTTGATTTTATAAGGAGAAGAATTAAAATGAGTGTATTATTAGAAAGTGTAGATATTCCCAAAACGACTATTGAACATTGGTATCGTAATGATGAAAAAGGTTTTTCCTATCCTACAATTGAACATTGGAACATGATTGTTGACTTTGTTGATAGTTGGGATGAAGAATTTGAAACTATTAATTTACAAATGACTGATATAATTATTGAAACCGATGATATAAATAAAAATGCCGAAAATGGCAAAAATCCTGGGACAATTTCTGATTTTTGGGATATACCAACCAAGCCATCATCCAATGAACACTACGCATCATACAACGATGCATTAATTAGAAAACCAATTTTAGCAGGTTGCCCCGAAGGTGGTATAATATATGACCCATTTATGGGTACGGGTAGCACGGCTGAATGTTGTTTGAGGTCAAATAGATTATTTATAGGTAGCGAAATGAGTGTTCCATATATAAAAATAGCAAATAAAAGGTTAGAGCCACTATTAACACAACAAAAACTTTTTTGATATAAATTGCATAAATTTGAATAAAATTCTTATTTTTGAAAATAATTAAATGTTATGACAAACTTGGACAACGTAGTAACAATTGCATTGGGTATTCCCACAATTAACAGAAATGATTTATTACAAGAAGCACTTGAAGTTTACAAGGACACTTGGTATGGTAGAAATGTAAATATAGTTGATAATGGCAATCAATCTATTCAAACAAAATCATCTAATCAAAGAGTAATGATTATGCCGAAAAATTTAGGAGTTAGTGGTTCTTGGAATTTATTAATGACTACTTTAAAAAACAAAGGGTATTCTCATGTTGCTTTATTGAACGATGATATTATTTGGAAGCGAAATGCAGATGAGATAGAAGAGTTTATTCAATCACATCCTGCTGATTTTTATCAAGGAACAGGAACTTGGTGTTGTTTTATAATGCCAATTAAAACATTTGATTTGGTTGGTAAATTTGATGAAGGATTTTTTAGGTCGTATTATGAGGACAATGATTATGCATACAGAATGAACCTTTTAGGTTTAAAAGTCTTAGCAGACCCTTTCTTTAATCCCGAAGTTTACAGAAATAGTTCAACTATTGAAAAAGACCCTTCTCTTAATGCACATTTTCCTTTAAATCAAAAAAGATATATTGACAAATGGGGTGGAATGCCGATGCAAGAAACTTTTACAATACCTTTTAATGGAAATGAGGGATATGATGTGATTTTTAATGGCTAAAAAAATCTTTTCATATTATTACGAAACTTCACACACTCAATATAATTTTATATTTGTTGGGTTAGCAACTTTTAAAGTTAAATTTAGATATGTTTACACCGAAGATTTTTTTGATTAAAGTTAACACAAGGTCTCCTTGGGAAGAAAAAGACCACAAATACACTTATTTAAGTGATGTAGAAATAGATAGTAATTTATGGTATCAATGTGAGTTCCAAGGTGGGGCACAATTATTTAATCTTGAAGAAGCAACAAAAGTTTGTGCTTGTTTAAATAAAACGAATAAAAATTTTTTTGAGATTGATATTCGTTCAATATATATGAATACAAAACAATCTAAATTAAATGATTTATGATACCAAGAGAAAAGGAAATTAAACAGAGATGGGACTCAAAAAGAGATTCTGTATATAATTTAAGAAATAACATTGAAAGATTAAAAAGATATGTGAGGCATGATTTATTTTCGGTTAATGAAAAAGATAAATTAACGGCTCTTGTTATTCGTATTATGTTATTTACAAGTGAGAGAGTAGGGAATGGAGAGAGTGCAATAAATGGTCACTTTGGAGTTACTCAATTTAAAAACAAACATATCAAAGTAGACGATAATAGAGTGGTGCTTGACTATGTTGGCAAGAGTGGTGTAGAACACGAAAAGTCTTTCGTAGACTCAATTAGTGCCTCAATAATTAAAGATTTACTTGCAAGGAGAAACGATTATGTGTTTACAACAAAAGAAGGATTTAGAATAAAGCCCGATAGAGTAAATAGGTATCTTTCTAATTTTAACGCTAAAAGCAAGGATATAAGAGGATATAATGCAAATAGGTTAATGGTTATGGAATTGAATCGAATTGGTAAGACTGAAGAGAAAAAAAGAGCAAAAGTTTTTAATGAAGCATTGCGTAAAATCGGTTCTAAAGTAGGTCACGGAGCACCTACGTTGAGGAAACATTATCTTTTACCCGAAATAGAAGAGCAGTTTTATAAGTATGGTAGTATTGGAAGAATTAAAATAGATTAATATGAAAAACAAATTATATAAATTTTTTAGCATTTTAGTTATAGCCGTTTTGTTATGGTTGTTAAATGCTATTAGTAACAACTTTGACAAAGTTGAAAGTGACTTAAATGCAATTACTAAAGAACGAGATAAAAATGGTTCTTTAATTGTACACAAAATCAACAAATACTTTCTATGAAAGAGGCGATGAAAGTACTTAAAGAAACCAAAAACGTTTCCAAAGTTTCCCAACAAACTCAAATGGGTACGAAAACTACTATTGTAGAAAAGAAAGTACCTGTTTATTTTGAAACTGTTAAATACGTTGATTCAAATACCTTGGATACCTTCGAGTGGATGAAGTTGCCATATACATTTGTACATCAAGATTCTTGGAGCAAATTAGAAGTTACAATTGACCCTTTAGATATTACAATAGATACGATGTATATGATAAATAACTTTACTATTTCAGTTGGCGAAAAAAGTAATGGATTATTTAAAAAACCTACACCAATCGTAGAAATTAAATCCGATAACCCTTACACGGATATTACTTCGGTAAAAAATGTTACCATTGATACAAAGAAGCCATTTTACAAGACTTTTTGGTTTGGGGGTATAGTTGGTGCACTTGCAATGATTTTGCTTCTTTAAAATTGGAATATGGACAACATGAAAACAATATTACTTGGCAACAATTTAGATTTATTAAAAACTCTTGAAGATAATTCAGTAGATTCAATTGTAACCGACCCTCCTTATGGATTATCTTTTATGAATAAAAAATGGGATTACGATGTTCCAAGTGTAGAGTTATGGAAGGAATGTTATCGTGTATTGAAGCATGGTGGACACATTTTATCTTTTGGTGGGACAAGAACATATCACCGAATGGTTGTAAATATTGAAGATGCAGGATTTGAAATTCGTGACCAAATTATGTGGTTATATGGTAGTGGATTCCCTAAAAGTTTAAATATTGGAAAGGCTATTGATAAAATGCAAGGCAATGAAAGAAATGATTTAGGGGCAAGTCCTAATGAAAGATTAAATATTCCTAAAAATGATGTTTATAAAGCAGGAATAAGAGGTAAAGATTTTAGAATTACAAAAGGGGTAAGTGATTGGGAAGGTTGGGGAACTGGTCTTAAACCTGCAAACGAACCTATATGCGTAGCAAGAAAACCATTAAGTGAAAAATCAGTTGCCGAAAATGTTTTAAAATGGGGAACGGGGGGAATAAATATTGATGGGTGTATAATAGAAAGTAAAGAAGAATTAGGAAGAGATAATAAAACACAACCCTTTATTAATAATGTTAGTAAAGGTGGAATATGGAATAAAGGTAGTGAAAATGTTAAACCTTTGGATAGAAGGGGAATTGCAGATGGTCGTTTTCCTGCAAATGTAATTTTAGATGAAGAAGCAGGTCAAATATTAGATGAACAGAGTGGTATTAGTAAATCGGGTGACATAAAACCTTATAATCAAAAAAACACGAATAGTTATAGTGGGTCAATGCCAATATTTAGAAACGTAAATCATAAAGGGGATAAAGGTGGTGCATCAAGGTTTTTTTATTGTGCAAAAGCAAGTAAAAAAGATAGAGATGAAGGATTGGAAGTGTTTGATAAAAAAAGAAGTGGTTCAATGAATGCTACATTAAACTCAAATATGTTAACGGGAAGTGGTAATGAAAGACAAACTATTAGGGCTAATTTCCATCCTACAGTAAAACCAACTGATTTAATGCGTTATTTATGCAGACTTGTAACCCCTAAAAACGGTATTGTTTTAGACCCTTATATGGGGAGTGGTTCTACAGGCAAAGGTGCTATTTTAGAGGGGTTTTCATTTATAGGTATGGAATTAGATGAAGAATATTTTAATATTGCAAATGCAAGAATAGAAAATGCCGAAAAAACATATAAAAACTCTCAAATACAATTAAAAGCATTATGAAAAAAGCATTGGTTATTGGAGCGACAGGAATGGATGGTTCACTTATGGTGGACTTGTTGCTTTCCAAAGGATATTTTGTTTACGCTACATTTTATAGCAAAACAAATTTAAAAGAGCAAGAAAATTTAAATTGGTTCTTTTTTGATTTATCTGATGATAATTTAGTGTTTTCTCTTTTATCCATTCACGTTCACGAGAGTATTGATGAGGTCTACAATTTTGGTGGTGTTTCTTTTAGCCCCGACTCTATTCGTATGCCGAGTTATACTATGGACGTAAATTATAGAAGCGTTATGCGTTTATTGGCTTGGGTGGAATACAAAAAGTGTAAGTTCTTTCAATCGAGTAGTAGTGAGGTTTTTGGCAAAATTAAAAATTTAACGCTAAATGAAAATTCATCAAGAAATCCACATACTCCGTATGCTCACGCTAAAAATCTTGTAGATATGATGTTAAGATATATGAGAGAGCAAGGATACCCTGTTTATAATGCAATATCTTTTAATCACGAATGTAATTTAAGAGGTGAGCAATTTGTAACGAAAAAAATTACAAAGTTTGTTGCTGAAATTGTAAATCACAAAAGAGTAGGTAAATTAAAATTAGGCAATATTCATAGTAAAAGAGATTGGGGATATGCACCCGACTTTGTAGAAGGTTTTTATGAAATGATGCAAGGAGAACCTCAAGAACTTATATTTGCAACGGCTAAAACTCATTCAGTTCTTGATATTTTAGAAATTTCATTTTCAAGTCAAGGATTGAAGTGGCAAGATTATGTTGTAATTGAGTCTGAATTAGTTCGTGAAGATGAAAGAGATAACTTAATAGGCGATTATTCAAAGGCTTTGCAAAGTATTAAATGGTGTCCTAAAAAGCATTTTGATGAAATGATAATTGAAATGGTCGAATTAGAAAAAAATAAAAAATAAAATGAATATTCATAGTTATAGTCAATTTGGCGAAGATAAAATCTTGCAAGATTTCTTCGAAACGGGATACAAGGGAGTTTGTATTGACGTAGGTGCAACAGATGGAATTGGAATGAGCAACTCATATCACTTTGAACAACAAGGGTGGATGTGTATTTGTTGCGAAGCAAATCCCGATATGTACGAAAGTTTAAAAATGAACCGACACAATGCGATACATTGTGCAGTTGGTAGCGAAGACAAGTTAGAAGTAGAATTTAACGTAGTTACTTTAATGGCTCAAGGTGGAAACCAAACGGCTATTAGTGGTTTGCAAATAGACCAAAGGTTGTACAATGACCATTTGTTTTTGCAACCCGAAGTAAAAAAAATAAATGTCCCAATGATGAGTTTGAATACTATTCTAAAAAAGTATCCTGCTATTGACAAGATTGATTTCTTATCAATTGATACTGAAGGTACTGAGATAGATGTTATGAAGGGATTTGATATTCAAAAATGGATGCCGAAAATAGTTGTTTTGGAAAATAATTATGACGATAATCATTATTTAGATTACATGGAAAGTGTGGGATACCAAAGAATTTTAAGAAACGTAGTAAATGATTTTTATACAATAAAATGAAAAACGGAGAAGTAGTATTAGATTTAGGGAGTCACTATGTTAGTGCTTTTGTAGATACATTTGAAGAATCATTTGAAGGCGAGAAATATCCTTTAAAATTGATTTGGAATGAAAAAATGGGTTGCCCCGTTTTGAGCAAACAACCACCATTTGATTTGATGTGGGGGAAATATTGGTATCAAAGTGGTATCAATGGAAAAATGGTAAAAGATTTGCAAAAAGTAGTACAGGCTATTGATGAACTGATTGTGCCACAAGAAGGAGATGTATGGTTGGATATTGCATCTAATGATGGTACGATGCTTAAAAATGTAAATTATAAATATCATAAAGTTGGATGCGACCCCGTTAAAGGAACTATTGCTCAAATAGGCGAATCTAATACTGATACGTTTATAAATGATTACTTTACTGCTGAAAAATATTTTAATCAAGTAGAACGCAAGGCAAAAGTAATTACTTGTTGTGCAATGTTTTACGACTTACAAGAGCCAATTAAGTTTTTAAAAGATGTTTGTAGTTGTTTAGATGAGAATGGAATTTTTGTATTTCAATTTACATACACCCCAACTATGTTATTGATGGGGGATTTTATGAATATTTGCCACGAGCATTATGCTTACCACGAATTTAGCAATGTATTGCAATTATTAACAAATGAATCAGAGTTGTCTATTTTTAATGTAGAATTAAATGATGTAAATGGTGGTTCTATAAGAATTTACTGCACAAAAAGAAACAAATCAAAACAACCTCCTCGTTTTTTGACTCCTGCTCAAAAAATAATTGGGGAAGTAAATATTGATGCAATTTCAATGTACGAAAACAACCCTTTATTTGGATGGGATAGGTTCAAAAGAAATATGCATATAAATAGAATGAAGTTTATAGATTATATTAGGAAAGCAAACGTAGATGGCAATACTATATGGGGTTACGGAGCATCAACGAAAGCAAATACTTTGTTACAATACTATGAATTAAACTTCAATGATATTTATAAAATTGCTGAAGCCAATGAAGAAAAATTTGGCAAATTTACGAAAGGTAGTGGAATTGAAATTTGTAACGAAGATGAATGGAGGGAGAATAAACCCGATATTACTATTGTATTCCCCTTTCAATTTATTGACTATTTTGTAGAGCGAGAAAAAGATTACCTACAAAATGGAGGAATATTTTTAGTTCCGTGCCCACATCCACACATTATTACTAAAGACGAAACTATATATTTATGAAAAAAACATACGCTGAATTTGAAACAGACCATATTATTTTAACTACTTATTTTCCAAATAAAGTGGGTATTATGGTTGAAGTGGGTTGTGCCGACCCAAATATTTACTCTATGTCAAAATTATTTAGAGAAAATGGATGGAGATGTATAGGAGTTGAACCTAATCCTATTTTTGCCGAAAAGCATCGTGAAGTAGGAAATGAAATTTATGAATTTGCAGTAGACAAAAAAAACAAAAAAAATGTTGATTTTTATTTAGTAAATTATTATGGTGAAGGAAGTGACATGAGTTTTGAATCATTTTCGTCTTTAAAAATTCATGAAGGATATATTGAAAAACATTCAATGCCAACAAATATTGTAAAGATAAAAGTTGAAACTAAAACATTGACAGATATATTAGTTAAATGTGCTAAAGTAGATAAAATAGATTTTTTAAGTATTGATACAGAAGGTTATGAATTAGAAGTATTAAAAAGTTTAGATATGGAAAAATTTCGACCCGATGCTATTTTGTTGGAAAATTATTTATACGATGAAAAATATAATGAATTTATGTTATCTAAAGGATATGCTTTAGTTCATTGTATAGAATATAATTATATGTATGGAAGATTATGAAAAAAACAATTGGACAACTAATTGACGAACTTTCTATTGTCAATATAAAAATTTGGATGGCAGAAGATATTAAACGTGACTCATGTGCAACTGACAAACAAATTTCAGACGCTACAAGAAAAACAAATATTGCCAATCAGCAACGCAATGATTTAATTCAAGCCATTGACGAAGAAATGAATTTTATTTCACAAGGCGAGAAACAAAAATTATACGACCAAGGAAGCACTAAAATGTATGGAAAAAGTTAGTGTACTTATAAGTGGCAAATTGGGGGATTTAATTCATTCTTTATACGTTTGCAAGGTTTTATTTAAGCACTTTAATAAGAAGTCTGTAATTTATATGACCGATAGCGTTGAGCCTTTTGAAAATGGTTTGCAAAATACTTACATGGAATTGTATGATTTTATTAAAATGCAATCTTTTTGTGAAGATTTTAAAATTTGGGATGGTGAGCCGATAGAAGCCAATACTACTCTATTCAGACGCTCTAATTTGTTATATAAAAATTGTTGGAGAGAAATTTTTAACGGAACATTCAATACCTCAATACTCACAGGGGCTTGGCTCGATTACCATAACCCAAAAATAAAACAAAATACTTTGGTTATTGCAAGACGTTATAAAACACCTATGACCGATAATGCAAAAAATATTTATTTGAAGTATATAGAACAATTTGAAAAAGTTGTTTTTTTAGGTTCAAAACACGACTATGAACTTTTTGATTTAAAGCATTACTGTAAATTAGTAACACCTTTAACTATTGAAGATTGGCTTAAAAACATCAAAACAAGTGGTTATTTTATTGGCAATCAAAGTAGTCCTTTGGCAATGGCTTTAGCATTGGATGTCAATGTTTTAGCAGAGTTATTTCAACGAAATATTATTGATTATATTCACTATGTGGGTGAAGAAAAATATAGTCAAAAGTTTAATTATTTTTTGAACGAATAATATTATTCTCTAAAATAAAATTATATTTGCACTATGAGTGAACAAGAAAAAAATAAATTAGAATATTTTCATCAATATTCAATTAGCGACCACCCTCAAGTTAAGGGGGCGAAAGTTTTAGTAAAAGATGGATTAAATACTAAGTGTCACAAGTGTGCCCCGATACCTACTCAGAATATGGCTAATCAAATAGTTATGGCTTATGAGTTGTGTAGTACTAACTGCACAAAATTGCAACTTGCAAAAGAAGGTGATAACGTTGTGGCTATTCAGACTTGTGAAATACAAGCAATGAAATTTTTAGTTGGAAAGTATGAAGAAAAACCTAAACTTGAACTTCAAAGAAGTTAAGCGTTTAATCATTTGTTCAAGGGGTGCAACCATTGGCGAAAATTTAAAAAATAAAAGTGTTGCCTCCCTTAATGAATACGCACGTTTGAACGAAACAACTATTGACGAAATTTTTAAAAAATATGATGAAAGAATTGGACAAAAAAGACACTAAAAGAATATTGTGCTACATGGATTTTATGTGCCCTACGGGATTTGGTACTGTAGCACATAATATTTTAGATAGATTAACGCCTTGGTTTAAAAAAATGAACATAGAGGTAGATGTATGTGCTTTAAATTACGCAGACAACCCTCATTATAAGTACAATGAGCAAATAATGGTGCTCAATCCTAAGTTATTTGGAAAGAATAAAGATGATTTTTTTTGGCGAGATGGTATTTTAAAGGTTTTGCAAATAGGAGACTATGATTTGTTTTTTCCTATGAATGATATTCCTGTTATTAGTCCAATGTGTCGTCATTTAAAAGCATTAAATGAAGACAAAATTTTTAAAAATAAAAAGCCTTTCAAGACCTTATTTTACACGCCAATTGACTCGCAACCTTATGCAAAATATTTTAAATATTTAGAGTTTTTTGATACGCTTATTACATATACAAAATATGGTAAAAAAGAAATTCTTGATGCTTACAAAATAGTAAGTCCAAATAAAAAAATAAATGTGGAAATTATTAACCATGGTATTGATAGAAAAAACTTCAAGCCATTGTCGAATAAAAGTGAGTTGCGTAAAAAGTACAATATTCCCGAAAATGCATTCATTTGGGGCAACGTAAACAAGAATCAACCTCGAAAGGATATAGGAACTACCCTTATTGCTTTTAAGCACTTTAATGAATGGTTAAAAGAGAATTACCCTAACAAGAAAAGTGTTTTATATTTGCATTGTTATCATTCTGATAATACAGGAATTAATTTGAATGTAGCCCTCGAAAGACTTGGGCTAATCATTGGAGAAGATGTAATACTTCCTATTGAAGATAAATATGTAAACAATAAATACACTACTCAAGAGATGAATGAGGTTTTTAATTGTTTTGACGTATTTATAAATACAACTATGGCTGAAGGTTGGGGATTAACTATAGTTGAAGCCATGGGAGCAGGATTACCAATCATTTGTGGATTACATACTTCTATTAATGAGATTACTGATTATGGAAAGTTAGTTTATGGAGTTACGGATTTAGTAGAGCATTTTCAAATATCGGATGCTGAAAATATTCGATTTAAGTTAAATCCAATTGCAGTAAAAGACCAAATGATAAAAGCATTTGAAAATAGAAATAAACCATTTAGCCCAAATAAGTACAAACACAAATTTGAGGAATACGATTGGGATAAAATTGCAGAACAATTTAAACAACAAATAAAAAAGTTGATGTAATTGTAATTTTAAAAAGTTAAGGGCAAAAAAAAGGCGACAACTCGTTGTCGCACCCTTTCCATTCAGTTAACACAGATTAACTATTTGCAAGAATTACTTCTTGTAAATAATGTAAGCGAGTGCACCGATAATAATTAGGTTGTGAACGTTGTTACCACCTAAAAATTTGTCTGAATTAATATTTAAGAAATCTCCCATAGTGTTACAAATATAATATTAGTTAAACATACAAAATTATGGATTGGAATATTTTAGAATTATTTATTAAGTAAGTTATTGGTATTTATAAATATAAAAATAAAATATCAAATTATCTTATAAAATTTTATCCCTATTTTACACTAATTTTACAAAGTTTTTTTCTAATATTTTTATCAATTATTCGGATATGATGTCAAAATGATTTAAAACTCAATTTTTATTGACCTTGATTAACTTGTAAATTGCTTAAAAATAGAATTTAATATCTTATTGTTATATTTGTAATGTTTTATGCAAAATATTGATTACGATTTAGAATATGAAAACGCTATAAAAAAAATGGCGTTAGGTGGAGAAACTTCTATTTTATTTAAAATAGATACACCAACGGGTGCTCCATCAAAATTGACTTATATTCAACAGTTATTAGTTAGAACTAAAGCATTTAAAGAATGGTTTGGAGATTGGGAAAATTTTGCTAATAAAGTTGTTCAAGATAGAGCAAAAGAAACTCCATTTAGTCAAGTTGAAAAAACACTTTTAAAATCTTTTTGGCAAAATGATAAAAGCAAAGGAAATCTTTCAAGGAATCAAATTATATTATCTTTTTATTTTCATGAATACAAAATCAAAGATGTTTCATACACAATTGATTACGATACTTTAGAACCTCAAGCATATTGGCACGGAACTAAATCAGAAGAGTTTTTTGAATTTAAAACCGATGTTAGAGATTTGGGAAGACCATATTCTTATTTTGCACTCAATAAATCATATAGTGAACAATTTAGTCAAGGCAAAACATTGTATAGCGTTTTTACTTGCTTAAAAAATCCTTATATTTATATTAATTATAAACTTGATAAAGGATACGCTTTTTTATCAGAAATATTTATCGATTATGGGGTAAAAAATAATTTGGATGCGTCTCAAATAGAACAATTCGCTAAAGATAATAAATACAAGTATGTAAAAGATTATGTGTTTGATAATTTTTTTGACGATATTCAATTTTGGAAATTAATGTCAAGAGATAGAAAAGGCGAATTCAAAAGTTTTTTGCAATCATTAGGCTATGATGGGGTTATGTATGTTGAAGAGATTAGAGAAGATGCAGATATAACGAAAGCAGATGAATTTACAAGAGCCGTTACAATATTTGAACCTAACCAAGTTAAACTTGCCGATGGTAGGAATACTGAATTTAGTGCTTTAAATAACGATATACGTTATGATAAAGGTGGGTTAATTGCTCCTAATGGCAAGAAAAGTAATTTAACTCCCGAACAATATAAACTTGTTCGTACCCCCGAATTTAAAAAATGGTTTGGCGATTGGGAAAATGACCCTAAAAACGCAAGTCAAGTTGTAGACGAAAATGGAGAACCTTTAGTAGTTTATCACGGGACTTATGCAAAAGAGCCATTTTACACATTTGATTTAGAAAAAGCCGATTTAGGTTTCCATTTTGGGACAAAAGAACAAGCAAAAAATCGCTCTACAACAAAATTTTTTATAGAGGGGTTTAAATCTTATGTAAGTTCTTATTTTTTAAACATAAAACCTTTGTTTGAAGTAAGTGATATTGGAGAATGGGAATACCCTCAAAGATATATTGATATGTTAATTTCAGACAACATAATTGATGAAAAAATTGCCAAAGAAAAAGGGTTTTTAAGTGCTTATTATAGAGAAGATAATGTAAAAATTCGAGAATATATAAAATCAAAATATGGGGATTCAGTTGGATTTATTTATAATAATAAATACGAAGGTGATGGTAAATCATTTATTGTACTTTCCCCTAATCAAATAAAACTTGCAGACGGAACAAATACAACCTTTGATAGTGAAAATAACGATATAAGATATGCCGAAGGTGGGGAGGTAAATTTTGATAAAATAATTAGTAGTAGTTCAAGATTTAAACCGAGTGATACTATTGTTTTTGACCCTCCTTTATTGGGGAAAAATGGAACAAAACTTGTTGCTTATCAATGGAAATATACTATTGAAAGTTCTTTTAATAAAGAAGGAGAAGAATATGGTAAAAGAGTTTCGGATTGGGCTCAAGCAGAAGAAAGTGCAGAAACAGGAAGAGATTTAGTTCACGTTTTTGATATAGAAATGCCCGATGGTAGTAAAAAATCGGTTAGTAGTGAGAGTGTTTTGTCTATTATGGGTTTTGTAGATAAAGATACTAAAAAAGTTTTTGGTAATTTAGCAACGGCTTCTAAAACTTTGGCTAAACAACAAATGAAATTAGCGATTTTAGAAGCACAACAAAAGCAATATGATGAGGCAAAAAGAGAATTTGAAAATATTAAAAAACCAACAATAAAAATTGCTAAATTAAATGAATTACCTTTAGTTATACAAAAAACAATAGAGAAAGAGAGTAATAGAATTTATTTTTCTATGGGAGATGTGGTTAGACCTCAAGATTTGCCATATAATCAATATATTTTATTCAAGGATTTGGATAATTTAGATGAAAACAAATATAAACCGACAAAAAATACTATTGAGGATTTAGAATCAACTTGGATTTCAAAAAGGTTAAACGCAAATAATATAAAAGCACCTTATGGGCTTTATGATTTGAAAAATAGAGTTCAAAGACAAAAAAACAAAGTTGAAAAAATGTTGTCAAGTGACAATAAATATGCCGAAGGAGGCAAAACAAAAATGGATAGATATGAACACCTTTTAGGGATACAAAAAACAACACCAAAATTTGCCGAAGGTGGTTCGGTATTAACCGAGCATGGACTGACTAATAGTGGCAAAAGAGGTGGATATTTTGAAGGTAAAAGTCACGCTGAAGGTGGTATAAAAGCATGGAATTCAACGACCAATTCACCAATAGAAGTAGAAGGTGGAGAAGTTATTATTACTAAAAAAGCCGTTGAAGATGATGAATTATACGAGTTTGAAGGAGAGATGCTTACAAATAAGCAAATCTTATCAAAGATAAATGAAAGTGGTGGAGGTGTTAAATTTGAAGATGGTGGGGAAGTTAACCAATGTAATTGTTCGGGTAAAATGTATAAATTTGGGGGCGAAACAATGGAAGATTATCAAATTATGAATAAAATAAATTCAACTTATAATAAAAAACAAGGAATGAAAAACCATAAAACTTCTTACGGGCACAACCTAATGAGAAAAATGAAAGAAGGAGGATATTGTTAATGGCAAAAATTAAAAAAGATATTATCGTTTTTGGGGAAACTTACAAAAATATTGATGTATATGAGTATAGAACTCCTTATGATGTTTCAATATATATTGATACAACAGGTATTGCTCAAATCATAAAACAATACATTAAAAATAAGTATGGCGACATAAAAGTTTGGGCTAAATCAAGTAAATATTCTATGGGCTCAAGAATAAGTGTTTATTTATGGAATGTGCCAAGAGAGTGGTTTTTGGATATAAAGGAATTTGCAGATAGATTTGGAAAATATATTGATTATAGTAGTGGTGACCCCGATGGTAATTTTTATGGTAAAAATGTCAACGCAACTTTAATAGATGGAACTAAAATTGAAAATGATTCACCATATATAAACGTTGATAATAAACCTCCTTATGATTCTAAAGAATATGATATGACACCTCCAAATTACGAGGATATGCCTAAAACTACGAAAAAAGAATATCAACGTAAAGGTGGTAAATATAGCCCTACTGATAACCTTGATTTAGTTTTAGATTGTGGTAATGGATGGAAAATATATGTAGGTAAACCAAAAGAAAAATATCTTTATAACGTAGTTAAGGACAAAGATACAAAGCAGAATAAAGAACAATGGGCTGAAATTAAAGCCGATATGTTAGAAGCAGGGTTTATGTGGGGATACAAAAGTGGAACATTCCAAAGATGGACTACTATGCCCGATGATACTATTCCACAAAAAGCGTGTGATGTTTTAAGCAAATATTGGGGAGGAGCGAGTCAACCAAAAGCAGAAAATCCAAAAGAACCACAAGTTATGATTCCTCAAGGAACTGAATTTGAATTAATGGAAGATGATGGTACATTGAAAAAAGGGGACACGGGTGTTTTTGCACAAGATTATTATCCACCGAATACTTATGTGGATGCATATATGAATTCTGAAAGAGTACCCGATTTTTTATATTACATTCCATTTAAAAAGATTAGAATTATTGAAGAAGCACCAAGAGAAATTTTGACATTTTATTTGAACGATACAATAAAATTAAAAATGCCTTTTAGTTATAATGATGCATTGTATCCTATAGGATATGTTGGTAATATTAAATCTATTGATTATAGTCAAAAAGAAGCATATATAGATTTTGGGGGTGGCAATGGAGTTACTATTCCTGTTCCATTTAAATATTTAGAAAAATATGTACCTAAATCAGAAAACAAAGAAGAGGGTAATTTAGAAGAGTACATTGGAGCGTTAAATATGCTTTTAGATTTAGAAACTGATGAATCAAAGAGACTTGAATTGGCTACGTACATAAGCGACTTAAACATATTACAATTATTAGATTAAAACGAAATGACACAACAAGAAATAAATTCAAAAATTGAAGCAATGGAAAGGATTATTGGCAATCCAAGTACACCCGAAAATATTCGTTCAAATGCTCAATCAAAATTAGATGAATTAAAAGCAATGACTCCTATTACAGAAGAAGTTGTAGTTAAAGAAACTAAAAAAGAAAAAAAGTCAAAAACAACTACTGATGGTTCTTCAACTATTGATGCCATGCTTACCACATTGAGGGCTATGATGCTTTCTAATCAAGGTGGAGGTGTAGATAGTTACGAAGTGAGGAAAATGATTGAAGAGTTCCTTACAACCCGTAAAATCAATTTAGACGAGTTAGATAAAAGCGTTTTAGATGAAATACGCAAAAATCAAATAGTTGTTTTGAGTTTGCCAAAATATGATTTGCAAATTACAGTAGATAAAGGTACTTCAATGATACCAAATATCTATTCAATTTTGGATGATGTATTGGCAGGTAACAACGTATATTTAATCGGTGAAGCAGGTGGTGGTAAAGCACAACCATTGTCGGCAAAAATTTGCACACCAAATGGATTCATTACTTTTGAAAATATACAAGTAGGGGATGAAGTTTTTGGCGAAGATGGAAACATTTATCACGTTGAAGGGGTTTATGACAGAGGCGAAAAAAATGTGTTTATTGTTACTACTTCAGACGGGGCTACAACGGAAACTTGTGACGAACATTTATGGGAAGTTCAAACGAGATTAGATAGGAGTAGAGGGAGAAAAGGTAAAGTTATTCCATTAAGTGAAATTGAAACATTTACTGCAAAAGGTTATGCTAATGCATATATTCCCGTTGCTAAAGCAGTTGATTTTAATAGAAAATTCAACAATATTATAGACCCTTACGTTTTAGCAGTTGTGATTGGAGATGGTTCTTTAACTACAGATTCAATATCAATTAGTAATAATGATGAAAATATTATAAATGAAGTAAGCAGATTATTACCCGAAAAAGTTAAATTATCTAAAAGAAATAATGATGAACGCTCTAATGCTTATGGAATAATTGGAGAAGATGGTGTTAATTTGTTTAAAAATGAATTAAAGGATTTAAATTTATTATATAAAAAATCTATTGATAAACATATTCCACATCAATATTTATATGGAACTTTAGAAGATAGAATATCTTTGTTGCAAGGGTTGTGTGATACTGATGGATATGCAGATAGTACTCATTTTGAATATTCAACTTCAAGTGAAAAATTAAGCATTGATTTTGCTGAATTAGTAAGAAGTTTAGGTGGAACTTGTCGTGTAACTTCAAGAATGGGTAAATACATTAAAAATGGAATTAGAAAAGAAACAACAACGGCATATAGACTACATTGTGTTTTCCCCGATAATATTAATCCATTTAGAAAGTCAAATAAAAAATACACTCATAATACAAAATACAAAACTCGTAGGTCAATTGAAAAGATTGAATTTAAGGGTGTAGAGCAAGTGAGATGTATCAAAGTATCAAATCCTACAAGTTTGTACCTTACCGATGATTATATTGTAACTCACAATACATTTACTGCTGAAAGAGTTGCAGAAATTTTAAATCGTGATTTTATGGTTTTAAATTGTTCTCAATATACTTCGCCAACTGAAATTTTAGGAGGTCAAACAATCGAAGGATACAAGGATGGTAAATTAATTGTTTCTTGGAGAGATGGTAAAATACTTATTTTAGATGAGATGCCTAAACTTGACCCTAACACGGCAGGTTTGTTAAACGATGCGTTGGCAAAATCTTCTAAAACAAGACAGAATGCTAAAATCAATTCAACCAATCCAAGTGAACCACCAATACCAAGAAATGAAAATTTTGCAGTTATTGGAACGGGTAACGTATATCCAAACAAACCTAATCCTGCAGGATACGTTGGTAATAACCAACAAGATTTATCTTTGTTAGATAGATTTAGTGGTAGCGTTTACTATGTAGACTATTCTCAATATATTGACGAAGAGAGTTGCAGATATAAATTTTTGTATGATATGCTTGTAGGTAATTATCACGAATACATTAAAGCGAAAAGAGATAATAAAGCATTACCAACTCCAAGAGGTTTAAGAACGATTATCGAAGCCAACAATATGAAAAATATGGCATTGGTTTCTTATCGTACTATCATTGCTTTTAGAGTAGGTTTTGAAATAGAATTAGTTCGTGCGATTGCAAGAAAACAAGGCGATACAGGAATTAGTGATAAAGGAAAAACCGTATTGTCAACTTTTGAAAGTTATTTAGTTGCGTTTGGCGATGATGCAAAACAAACATTAATTCGTGAAAGTGGATATACCTACGATGAAGTTGAAAAAGTAACTAAAACCACTATTGATTTAATCGTTAATGGTGGAGAAAGTGGGTTTGTAGATTCATTGACTCCAATGGTTAAAGAAACGGCTTCTAAAATTTATAGCGAATCAACTAATTGGTTAATTGCTGATAAATATATCGTAGACTAATGGGTTTTACCAAAGTAGACATATCGTCAATTAAAAGGAATAGTCAAACAATTTTGTTTGATAGTTACTTTGATTATGTAGACTATATTAATGATTTAGTTCCTACCTTAACGGATAATGCAAGAGCCGTTTACGATTCTATTTTTGATGAAAGTTATTTAACACAAAGAGCGAGAAGGAACGAAAATTGGTATGGAACTACGGATTTTGAGGAAGTCAAACAAGATATTAATACTTTTAAATTTAATGATGAATTAAAAAGGGAATTAGAAGCGTTTGATAGAAACAATACAAATATCGAGCAAATTGATTTAGAGCAAAAAAAGAAAATTACTTTTACTGCTCAAGAGATTGGAATATTTTCTTTTGACCTTGCATCTTTAGGGCTTATTCCCGTGGTAGAATATTTTAGCCCTCTATTAAATAGAATTGTTGGGGGCGATGAAGTTCGTTCTTATAAAACGGGAAACGGAGATGTGGTTTTTTATCACATCTTTGTTGCCGAAATTCCACAACATTATTTGGAACAAAAGAATGGTAAATTATTTTCTCCCATCTTAAATATTTTCGTAAATCAAAATAGCCCTTATGTGGTTAAAGAAATAATTGATGGAAAATTTGAATTTATACATTTAAAAGTAGCAGAAATACCACGTCACGATGTTCAACAAAGGCAAGTGATTGGGGTTAATGGATTGCCTAAATTCAGTTCTACTTGGAAAAAGAGTTTTATTTATATTCCACAAATACCTTTTCAATTACCACAAATTGATATTGTTATTCAAGTAAGTTATAATGCTAATGTAGAAGCAAGAGATGAGATGTTTTGGACTTCCGTTGCCGTAAATGCAATAATTGAAAAATTAAGTAAATCGAATGTTAGATTTAGAATTTATGGGGGTGGGGCAACTTCTTGGGGAAATAATCAAAGTAAAATTGTTAGTTCTTTTATTAAACTAAAAGACTTAAATGACCCATTAAACTCAAACACAACGGCAATTATAAGTGCTGATGCGAGAAACTTTAGATACCAATTTTTCAAATATATAATTACGGCTTCCTATGATTTAGGATATAATAGCGATATTAGTATAGGTTTAGGTAGTGCGATTAATGATGCCGATATTACAAAAAGAAGTCTTATTAAAGCATTGCAAACAAGTAAAGATTTTGGTAGTAGTAAAGACGATAGTTTGAATCCTAACACTAAAATTATTATTAACGCTTGTTTGAGCCAACAACAAGCACAAAAAACATTTGATAGGGCAATAAGACAAATTAAAAATTTAGAGCAAACACCATGACAGATTTACAAAAATACAAAATAGAAAATTTACGAAACGAATATAATAAAAACGTTAATGAATATATAGGGTTTGGCTCTGAAAGGTATTGCTCGTTTGAAGTTAGAAAAAGTCTAAATGAAGATGATAATAGTATAACTATTGTTTCAACTTTAATTCAAGATTTGTCTGAAGAAAATATTCCTTTTACCAAACAAATATTTTACAACATTTTGTTTGATGGCGAAATAGTAACTATGAATTTAATTATGCCACCACCATTAATTGCAAAATATGTAAGTAACACAACAATAATATGATAAGATTTTTTAATTTTTTAAATATATCCGAAGAGGAGCAAAATAAATTACCACAAGATATTCTTGATGGTGGAAAATTAATTGATGGAATGCAGTTAATTTATGAAGAAATAACAAATGAGCGTAAAAGGGATGTAGTTGCTCATACTATTGCAGAAATGTCAAGTATTTTGTTAAAGCGTTTAAATGAATATAAATTAAATCCTAAAGCAAAAGAAAACATTGAAGAAGAGATAAAAGAAATTGAGCAGATTCAAGATATTCAAGAAGTTCAAGTTATAGAAACCCCACCAAATAATAGTGGTGAAAATATTGATGAAAAAAGATTATTTTTGGAACAAATTAGACAAGACATTTTAGATTTAGAATTTTAAAATAAAATTATGAAAAAAACTACAAATACTTTATCCACTTTATACAAATCTATTGACCAAACAAAGATTTCTGATAAAGCCAAGGAAACATTAAAAAAATTGCGTTTAGCGACAGGTAATTTTATTGGTAAAGACGAAGAAGCAAAACAATTATTCGTTGACTTTTTTAACAAATTAAAAGAAGTTAAACCAATTGCCGTTAAGACAACTCCCGAATATAAAAAGGCTCTTGCAGATGCTCAAAAAGAAAGAGGGAAAGCCCTTGGTGAAAAACGAAAGAAAGAAGCCCAAGATAAAAAAGGTACAGGAAACGATATTGATGCAAATAGACCTGCAAAGCCTTTTGGATGGAGAATGAGGGGTAAACATAATTATAAAAAACCTACAAGAGCAGATATTACAGAAGGAAGAGCGTATTACGAAGGACGTATTAATCGTGCCGATGTAAAACGTAAAAAATACCCTATGTTAGAGCGTGGTGGTAAATTAAGTGAAAAAGTAGTGTTTTCTTTCTCGTTTAATACTGATAATATAAGTTTAAATGAAGTTATCAATATAGTAGAACCATATTCAAAAGATTGGAGAACAAGTGGGGATATTTCGCAAGTTAGTTTTTTTATTACTTTGAAAAAAGCCGATGCTTTAGATTTAAGAAAAGAACTTAAAAGTTATGGATATTTCTATGACTTTGAAATGGAAGATAGTCGTTATGAGCATGGTGGTATGGCTGAAGGTGGTAAATTAGAGGAGGAAATTTCAAAAATAAAATCATTAGGTGGTGAATGGCAATCATATTATAAGGGGGTAATGGCTGGAAAGAAAGATGATGGATATGTTACGATAAAAAATGAAGAAGATTTGACTGATTATATTTATGATAAAACTGAATATATTGTAAAAAATATAGAAGTAATAGAAAAAGGAAAAAATTATCCTTACAATAATAGTAATCCTTATTCCGAAGATACTTATTTAGTTACTTTAAATAATGGAACTAATTTTACATTTAAAAGGTCTTATGGCAGACCGATTTGGCAAGGAAATGTTAATTACATAGAAAGAATAAAAATAACAAATATAAATACGAAAAATGCCAAAGGTGGCTATATGGCTGAAGGTGGTCGAATTCAAGAAGAAGGTGATTACTTGTTAGGATATGAGCCATATTTTGAAAAAAATGTTCGGATTGCTTCTATTAATAGAGAAAATAAAGTAGTAAGACCAACTTCGGGCTATTATCCAAAACATCCAATGTCAAAAAAAGCAATTAATTGGGCTCATAAAAATGGATACGATTATATTGCTGATGGTAAAAAATACGAAGATGGTGGTATGGCTGAAGGCGATAATACTAAGGCAAAGTCTTATGCAATAGTTGATGAAAACACCGATATAATTTATTTTAAGAGTGATAATAAAAATTTTGTATCTTTAAAGTATAAAGAGTTTCAAGAAATTTATCCAAATGCTAAACTTTCTATTGTTGAATTTAATAAATACGAACATGGTGGTATGGCTGAAGAGGTTTACTATGTAAATGATTTTTATCCAAACTACGATGAAGATAAAATTGCAAAAGTTTTAAAAGACAACGGCTTTAAAAAAGTTAGAAAAGCAAAAAAATATGGTTGGTCAAATCAACCCGATGTTGTTGTGTTTGATGGAAGTAAAAATAAGGCTCAAGAAATTTTAGAAAAAGAATTTGATAATTATATTTCTATTTACGAAAAAGATTGGGGAAGAAAATATGAAGAAGGTGGTACATTGCAAGAAAAATTATTTTCTGTTTATCCTCATAGCATAGGAAAGGCGAAATATGTAGTTGATGTTTATGATGGTAAGTCAACACATAAAGATGGAAGTCCGTTTATTGGTATTAGTACTGCTAAAAGTAAGATTCAATTAAATTCTATTATAAATTCATTAAAAGAAGATGGATTTAAAGAAGTGTATAATGTTTCGAATTATTTGGAAAAATACGAAGATGGTGGCTATATGGCTGAAGGTGGAAAATTAAACACAGAAGTCATTTTGACGGAGAACAGAAGTAATGGTGCAAAATGGAGAGGTGTGGTAAAACCTTTTATGATGAAAAGTATTGAACGAAATCAATACGCTGGTGGATTTAAAAGATACGAAATTGATATTTACGATGATGTAGAAAGAGAGCCTTCTAAAGAAGAACTAAAACAAGCAAATGAATTTTTTGATAAAGTAGGTGGTCGTTTCGCTAAAGGTGGAATGATGGCTGAAGGTGGATATGTAAATGTTGTATTAAATGAAGGTAATGGCAAAATTATAAATAAATTATATAACGATTGGAATAACGTAAAAACCGAAAAAGAATATAAAAAATGGGTTGAAGAAGTTAGAAGTACAAAATTCGGTACTTATGGCACTATAACTTATGATGAGGTAATGAAAAATTTTGATTTTGATAATGCACCTATTAATAGTTTTCATTTAAAGACATTTAAGGCAGAACTTAAAAACGCTTTAAATAAAGATTACAAATACGAAGATGGTGGCTATATGGCTAAAGGTGGAGAGATGGGAGAAGAGTTATTGGGGGGGCAAAGTAATGGTCAGTTAAAGCCAAGTGGATATAAATTAATTTCTCAAAAAGGACGAGAAATAATTGTTTCTGATGATGGAGGTGAAACAAAGGAAAGGTATGTTAAAAATAATGGATTTAGTGGTTATAGATTAGTTTACAAAGGTAATGATTATGAATTTACTGATAGTTTTGAAGATGGTGGTTATATGGAAAAAGGTGGAAGAATTTATAAAGATTGGAATGGTCGTAATACAAAAGAGATGTGGGGCAAAGAAGATTTGTATTTAAAATATGATAACACTTTAGATTTAATTGCAGATGTTTCCGATTATTATAAAAAAATGGGCGAAGATATAAACGAAAATTACGCTCAAGAGCAAAAAGATGATTTAATAAAAGTATTACAATCGGGTAAAATTAATTTTAATGATGGTGCTACTTTGAAATTTGCTAAAGGTGGCAAAGTATTTTACACCGAAAAACACAAAAACGACTAATATGAAATTATTTACTAAAGACATTGATAAAAAGTTATTTGCTCAATTCTTCAAAGGTGGGGAGTTGGCAAATCAAAAAGTAATTGCTAAAATATTTAACCCTTATGGTCGTGGAGTTTGGTATATAATTAATTCAGACCCTAATGACCCCGATTATTTATGGGCTATTGTAAACTTATTTGAAGTTGAAGTAGGGAGCGTATCTCGTAAAGAACTTGAATCTTTAAGAATAAAGCCATTTATGTTGCCTTTAGAGAGAGATTTGTCTTTTAGAGAGAGAAATGCTTTAGAAGTCTATGAAGGGGCTTCACAAGGGCAAAGATTTGAAGATGGTGGCGAAATGGACGATGATGAAGGAGTAGATTTATTTGAGGACTATGAAGACCAACCCGAAGAAGTTAGTGAATTATTATCTACCTTGGAAGTGGAAGATTATAATTATGATAGTTTAAATGATTTATTAGCCGAAATGAAAAAGATTGGATATACGTTTGAATTTGGTTTAGATGCAGAACCTTATGATTTGCGTAAAATAGGTCAAAAAGGCAAAAGCGAGTACTATGCTGAAGGAGGAGAATTAGGCACAATAAATACCGAACTCATTAATGTTAAAAACAACATTATGGGTACTACAACATTGCAAATGAAAATAAAGGGAATGAGAAAGCCTCAAGACTTTATTGTTTATCCAATATCTGCTGACCAATCCAATAAGCCTATTATGATACAATCGGATACAAGATTTGGGTTTTTGGATTTAAGTACGGGAGAAGGATTAATGAGTCAAAGTCACGCAAATGGTGCTTATTCTTATCATTATCAAAGTGACAAAAAAGTTCACTTTAAATTAAGCGAAACCGATGTTCAAAGAATTAAAAGTGATTTGTCTAAAAAAGCAAGTTCTAAAGTTGGTAATAGCGTAGTATTCTCTGATAATTCGGGAGCAAATATGATGGCAGAAGGTGGAATAACTTATAAGCAAATAGAATCTTTAGCCGATGAAATAGATTTGGATTATATTTATTCAAAAAGATTTAAAGGTGCAAAAAATAAAGTTGGAGATGTAGCGACAGGATTAGTTATTTTTGACGATGGCAAAAATAATTTTGGCGAATTTGTTTACGAAGATAAAAATGGTAAAGAATATCAATCAAAAGAAATACCATCGATTATAGTTGATTTTTCAAAAGTTCCATATTATGGGAAAATGGCTGAAGGTGGAGAAACTGAAAAAAGGAAAATGATTCTTTTGGAAAGCAAATCTTTATCAACACCTCGTAAAAGAGTTTTAACTTCTCAAGACTATGAGAAGATGTATATTTATGATGATGGAGTTTTATATGATACTGATTATATGTTAAATAAAACAACTTCATATAGAATGAGTAAAATAGATTTAACTATTTTACCATTAGAATATAATCAAGGTAAAATGGCAGAAGGTGGTAAATTAGATGAAAGCACTAAAATGGTATTAAGTCAAAACAAAGCCATTGCACACCATACTGAAGAACTAAAAAGAGCATTAAAAAAAGACCCGAACAACGTTGAACCTTGGGTTATTGGGAAAGTAGGTAGAGCCGAAACCGATATTAGCGATGTAACGCATTATTTAGATGGTAGAAGCGAATACGCTGAAGGTGGCAAACTTGGGGATTCTAATTACCTATGCCAAATGGCTGAAGAATATGCCGAAAGGAAATTTGAGAAACCCGTAAAAAAGGGGCAATGTGTTGCAAAAGCAACTAAAAATGGTAATTTGTATAAATACACGGAAGTTACTGTATATTTCAAAGATGGTACAAATCATTTGTTTAAAGAGGAAGATTTTGAAGAATTTTTTGATATAGATGAATTTGCAAGAGGTGGCAAAACACCATTAATGCTGAAATATGTTTCCCCAAGAGATATTTCTATTTTAAAAATAACTACCGATGATGGTATTAAACATTTGATAAAAGGAGAATCTATTATAAGTGGAGAATACAAATTAGCCAAAGGTGGTAAATTGAGCGATAATTATGTATATATTCCTAAAAGGAATATTGACAAAGTTATTTTAAAGAATGGCGAAACAACTGATGATAAATTCAATGGATTTTATGTAAAAAAAGAATCATTAAAAAGTGTTGAAAGTTATAGTTCTGAAGAAAATGATGGAGTTGCAAAAATGAAAAATGCAATTGCAAAAGTTAAATCGGACAAAACATCAAAGTCAAAAGAAATTGCAAATATTTTTGAGTTAGCAAACACTTTTGCGTTTCAAGATGCAGTTGAAAAATCAATAAAGGAAAATAAAAAATCAGAAGCGATTGATGTTTACGCAGAAGCGATAAATACTTTAAGCAAATCTAATAAAGCAATCATATCAAAAAATTTAGCAGAATATGGAAATCCAAATGCAATAAATTTATTTCCTGCAAAATATATTGATGTTCCTTCTTTAAAATTAAAATCAATTGCAAAAAAATACAATATTGAAAATGATGAAAATTGGTTAAAGCAAATAAATAAATTTGCTATGAGTGATTCTGATTCTTCATATTATTTAAGACCTGCTTTAACTTCGGTTAGGTTTGAAAACAATTCAGTAGTTGCAACAGATGCAAATATTCTTATTCATATTTACAATGAAACCGAAGTTGAAGCAAAAGAAATTTGTGTTTCGAATGTTTGCAAAAAAATTGGAGGAGATAAGACAAGCGAAAATGCGACTCAAAGTAAATATCCTCAATGGACTTACATTATAATTAATTCATTTGACCGATTAGATAGTTGCGAAATAAATATAAATGATTTTTTAAAATTAGCAGAGTTTTCAGTAAATCAATATACAAACTATTTTAATGAAATTGCATTTGTTGCCGTAAAAACAAAACATAGGACTATTTTCTTTAATAGTGAATTTATTGTAAAAACAATGACTACATTAAAATTATTAGGTTTGACAAAATGCAAAATGCATTATGATTCAGAAAAAAAGAATAATGCAATATATTTTACAAGTGTTGAAGCAACTTATAACCCTTTAAAAAATGATTTTGTATTAGTAATGCCTATCCTTTCTCACGATGACCAACAATTTGGTATTGATGGGGAAACGGGGAAATATATTATTGCTAAAAATGAATACAAAAAAGGGGGTATGACTTTTAATGAAAAAGTTGAATCTGTTCAATTATCTTTGTTAGAAAGAGAAGTTCCGAAAAAATACCGAAATTCGTATGGTAAAACTTATAATAAAGAAGAAGCACATGAATCGGCTCAAAAAATTATTGGTGCACAACTAAAAAAATACAACAAAAAATAAAAATAGGACAACATGGACAAAATTATTAAAGTTCTTAAACAGAACAAGTTAAACGAAAGTATGCTTAGTCAAGAAATTCAAACTTCTATTGAAAATCTTGAAAACTTAATTGTAAAGCACAATGCTGAAGTTGATGAATTAGACAATTCAGACAACGTAACTGAAGAACAAGAACAACAAATTGAGAGACAATCCCAATTAATTGATTCAAAGGAAGCAGGTATTGTTTTTGCTATTGAAAGTTTTTTAGATAAAAAATATAAAAATGAAGCCGATAATAAGGCGAAAGCAGATGGTGAAACAAAAGCAAAAGATGAAGCCGATAAAAAGGCAAAAGAAGTAGAAAACCAACCTAAACCACAAGAGAAAAAAAGTGGATTAGGAATGTTTTTGTTGGGTGCAGTAGTACTTATTGCAACGGCAGGGGTAGTTAATGTAATGAAGAATAAATAATGGCTTATAAAATAACTGCATACACTAAAGAACAAGCGAAAAAACTTGGGGTAGAAGTGAAGAATTCTTCGGTGAAAGGTAAGAAGATTGCAGTTATTAAAGACGGCAAAAAAATAGCCGATGTAGGTGCATTAGGCTACAATGATTATCCAACTTTCCTTGAATTAGAAAAACAAGGTAAACTGCCAAAAGGTACTGCAATCCAAAAAAGAAAAAATTATAAAAGTAGGCACGAGAAAGATAGGAAAGTTCCTAATTCTCGTGGCTATTATGCAGACAAACTTTTATGGTAGAAAAAAAATATTTAGTGACGTATTAATACAAAATGATACTATTAAATAAAAATGATTAAATTTGTAAATTATGAATAAAAATTATATTATAATTGGAAGCGTTTTAGCCGTGGCTATTGGAATAGGCTATTGGTATTATGTGTCAAACAAAGAAAAAGATACAGAAACAATTACTCCCGAAACAAAAGATATAGAAGCAATTACTCCCGAAGATAAAAAGGAATTATAAATAATTAAATTAGCGTAATATGAATTTTTTTAAAAATATGTTAAGTACTGCACAAGGAGAAGTTTCTCATAAGAGAGTGCTTGGTGCTTTAGGTTTTTTGGCTTTAATAATTTGTATGTTTATTACTCTTTATGCTAAATTTGAATTAGAAATCGCAAAAAGACTAATTGAAGCAGTTGAATATATTTCTATTGCTTATGGTTTAGGAACTGTAGTAGAGAAATTTGCAAACAAAAAAGAAACAAATAATCAAATAATAAATTAAAAGATGGATACGAAAAAAATTGGATTAGGTGGGATGTTATTCTCATTAGCCGTAGGATTTGCTACTATCTATGCACTTGCATACGTTGCAGGTAAAGGTTGGAAAAAAGCAAATAATTAATGCAAGGGGTTTTAAAGGAAATATCAAAGGCGACTGAAGGGTCTTATGGTACTGCTATTATTTACGCAGGGGCTATTGGATTGATTCTATCTGACATTATTCCTACTCCTGCTGACGCTTTATATTTTTATACTGAAAAGAAACTTCGTGACCAATGGGTCAATAAAACAATTACGCCAAAGCAATATTGGGTAAGGTCGGCATCGGCTTACTACTTATATAACCCAATTTGGTGGACTTTAGTTTTAGGGGCTATGCATTACACAGAAGGTGACTTTAAACAAAAGGCTAAAATTGGCTTAATCGCTATCGGTGCAGGTGCAGTTATTGGAATGATTTATAGAAACTATAAAGTAGACATTCAAAAAGTTAAAGATGATGCTTTTGCAAAAGACACAAAAGTAAACTTTGACGCAAAACCAAATACCAATCGAGTAAGGAATGCTTATAGAGTTGGTAATAAAATTAAATTTACAAGTTAATGAATACACAAGCAGTACAACAAGTAGCAACTAACCATGCAGGTGGCTCACCAAACGTGAATGTCCCAAATGTAGAAGCCCAAAACCCTGCACCTATTCCACAAGAAGGGTTGGCAGAGGGTGGCACTACAAGAGATAACACCATTGATACGTTAGAAGAAAACACGGCTATGGATAAAACACAATGGTTAACCATTTTTTTAATTGGATTAACTATTGTTTCTTTAGTCATGAGTATCGTTTCAAATCGTAAACAGATTCAAAAATTGGACAAAGATGATTCTGATATGAGTAAAAAATTGAACGAACTCGAAACGAATTTAAGAAAACAAATGGGCGACAAGTATGAAGAGTTGGTTTGACGATGTTACATACGGAAACCCAAATGATATTTACTTGCCATACTTAAAAAAAGGGGGCGAGTTTGAATCATTATATGAGGAATTAAAAGAATTTCCTTTCCCTTCTAATTCATCTGAAACTACAAAAGATGAAATAAGAGAACTATTGCATTATCAAAATAGCGAAAATCAAAAAAACGAAAAAATCGTTAATAGATATATTGCATACGATGATGATTTAACATCAATTTTAAAGCGTTATTGCGTTGAAAAAATTGGTAAAAATGAAGATGACCTTATTGATGATATAACAAATTCGTCAAAAAGTTTAATTGCAAAATTAAAATTTCACTATCAACGACCAAGACCTTATCAGTTGGCACAATATTTAAAGGCTCGGTTATTCCCTTCAGCAAGTATGTCGGCATTAAATCCTTCATACCCAAGTGGACATACCTTACAAGCAAAACTCGTTTGTAGTGTATTGGGAAACAAATATGTTGAACATAATGATTATTTACAAAAATTGGCACACGACATATCAGTTAGTAGATTGTTTTTAGGATTGCATTATTCAAGTGATAATGATTTTTCCTTAATTATTGCAGACAAAATATTAACTGACAAAAACTTCACGAAAAAATATGGAATATGAATTTTTAGTAACACCGATAGGTAAACCACGAATGACCCAAAGGGACAAGTGGTTAAGACCTCCAAGAGAAGCAGTATTAAAGTATAGACTGCATAAGAAAGCCATGGAAGATTACGCCATGATTACTAAGTTTAAATTAACGGAAATTTTAGATGCAGATTTTTACATTCCTATGCCCGAAAGTTGGAGCAATAAGAAAAAAACATCTATGTGTGGTAAACCACATCAAAACAAACCCGACTTAGATAATATTTTAAAATTTATTATGGATACGTTATTACCCGATGGCGACCAAAATGTACACACTATTGTGGCAAAGAAATTTTGGGATTACGAAGGCAAAATTATTTTTAGAGATGCAAACGACCAACAATGATAATAATCAAATGGTATCAAATCTTTTGGAGACAATGGTATCTACAATTAAAGAAATAGGGATATTAAATACTATTCTTGTTCTCGAAAATGGCAAAGATAAATCTAACAACTTTGAGCGAAAAGATATACTTTGGGCTATAGAATGTGTATGTGGAGTATTTAATATGCCACCCGAAACACTTTTTTCACCAAGTAAAAAATATCCAAGAAAATATGCTTTTGGGATATGGGCTTATCTATGTGATAAACATTTGCTTTATAGCCCTAAAGACCTTGCTAAAATAAGTGGTAAAAGTAGGGCTACAATTTATAAGTCAACTTGTTTTATTAGGAAATTTCCTAAAGCGAGTACAAATGCTTTTGAGCAAAAAATTATTGAAAAAATTAACGAATCAGAAAACAACTTAAAAATAAAATTAAATAAAAATTAATATGGACAACAACGCAGGATTTAACGCAAATGCAGAATTTGAAAACGATTTTTCACCACTACAAGAAAATGTAGTTCAAAGAGATTATACGAGACCGAATGTTTCGGGAATGGTAGATGCTTCTCCAATTGATGAAGCCGTAGTTATTCCACCAACTTTTGACGATTTGAATAATACTTTTCAACAAAATTTAGGTGGTCAACAAAATGACGAACAACCAAGTGGCGATGGTAGGAAAGTTTGGGGTACTGATGAAGAATCGGGAAGTGCAAACCCATATACGGAAAATTTAGATAAGAAAGACCAAAAGAAAGCGTCTGAAGCACTCGTAGAAGCAGTTTTAGATGGATACACTCAATTAAATGGCTTCGCTACTAAACTTATTCAGTTTAATCCGAATAAGGTGCAGAAAATGATGACTGATGGCGAAATTGATAGTGGTTTAAGAATTCCAATACAAGGTCAAACTATTGGAGTATTAGATTATATTGAAGAGTACAACAAACAAACTGAAGGGGTTATTAGTGTAAGTGATGAATTCAAAGATAAGGTAAGACCTGTCATGATTCGTGTTTTCCAAAAGAGAAATATTGGAATGACCGATGAGCAATTATTGGCTTATTATTTTGGTTTAGATATAATTCAAAAAGGTGCAATGGTTTATCAATTAAGAGGTCAAAATGCTCAGTTATTATCTCAACTTAGAGATATGAGTACAAGTTATACTCCACCACCACCTCAAAAAGAACAACCAAGAGAAGAAGCACCAAGACAAGAACCACAACAAACCTCTCAAAGGGAATACGTTGAACCCGATGAAGTAAAAAAAGAAGTTCCTAAAAATGAATTTGTAGAAGTAGAAGTAGAGGTAGTTAAAGAAGCACCAAAACGTACAAAAAGACCAACTGCTATGCCCGAATTTGGTAATGAATCTATTTTACAACAAATGGAAGATATAGCAAACGATAATAAACCAAGAACAACTACAAGAAAAAAGAGAAAATGAGAGAAGCAATGTTAGGGGTAGCCGTTGGTAAAAAAGGTGTGGGAAAGTCCTTTACTACCAACAAAATGATTTTAAATTATGTAACGGGTAATCTTGCAAGTGGTATTTTGCCAAGGAGGGCTTTAATATTAGATGTAAACGATGAATTTTCTCACATTAAATCAATTCAAATGAAAGATTTAGTAAGATTTTCTGTACATCCTATTGTTGAAGCACGAAGAATTAGACCTTTTCATGAGAATGGTAAGAAAATGACTTTGGACGATATTGCCAAAACTCTTTATATTATTCTCGAAACATATCGAGGTGGACTATTGTTAATTGAAGATATTAATAAATATATATCAGACTCATTGCCAAATGACGTTATCGGTGCAATTTGTACAAATAGGCATACGGATATGGACATCATTATGCACTTTCAATCTATTGGACGTATTAGCCCAAAAATTTGGCAAAATATGAATTGGATTCGTTTTCATAAAAACTTAGATTCAGTTGGTCGTCACGCAAAAAAGTTTGAAGATAAATATGAGTTACTTCGTATAGTAGAGATGCTAACGGATAATGAGTATAATAGTGGCAATAAAAGATTCTTTCAATATGTAGACATGGATGAGATGAAAATAGTCGGTAAAGTAGATGATAAAAAACTTGATTTTGCTATTCGTCAATATATAGAAGAAAACTATCGTAAAATAATAACACCTTTATTACAAATAAAAGGTGAAAATGGTAAAAGTAAATACACAACTGATAGTGCGTTAAAATTTGAGTATAATAGAATTAAAAATATTTACACTAATTCATAACTTGCAATTTGTTGACATATTGAAAGTTACGTCTTTAATTATAATATAGTTAAACATTCGTTGGAATTTAAGAAATGCTATTCAAACTTATTGTCAATAATAAAAAATAATTTTGAATAGTTAAGACTTCGGAAGGTGTTTAACAATAAAAATATAAAAACATAAAAATGGAAAAAATTAAAGAAATTTTATTATCGGTATCAGTTATCGTAGTTGGTGTCCTTGTTGCCAACCAAGTGCAAAAAGCAATTGACAAAAACAAGACTACAATTTAAACAAACAAACAAAAATTTAAAAAAACAAAATTATGAGTATTAGAAAATATTTAGCCGATGCACAAAGAAATGCAAACGAAGGCTTCGCAAACGCAGACGGATTTTTTGACGATGATTTGTCATTTACTGCCTCTGAAGATTTTTATGGTGCTGATGCATCATCAATGGGTGCTCCAAGTGCTCCAACTTCACAACCTTACATCGTAACTGTAACTAACACGGGTTCTGCCGTTAGTAATTTTGACGTATTAGGTTCTTATGAATACATTAACAATAATGGCTTTAACGCAAGTGGTAATTTAGTAATTGGTGCAGTAACTATTAGTTCTGCTATTCCAAATGTAACTTACCAACAAATGTTATGGCAGTTCTCTGCTTCACCTTTTAGCGTAGGTTTGACATACATCCAATCTGCAACTGCAAATCAGTTGTTAGAGACGTTGTCAATCAACACTAAAGATGCAAATGGTAACATTGCACAAAAAGCGTTAATTCCAACTCTTGACCCATATCAGCAACAATCAAATGTGTTGGCTATGCGTTATGGTTATAGAATTGATGGTTACACTAAAATCATCCTTTCTTCTGTGTTGGCTTCGACAACTGTTAAATTATACTTATACCCAAGTGATAACATCAATTTGTCTCGTGGTTTAAGTGGTAAAGCAGTTGCTCGTGACTTCGCAAGTCCAGGCATTGTACGTTCACAACCTGTTAAATTGGTAGGTTAATCCTAACAATTTGCTTTATAAAAAGGGTGGGGTGTTATCGCCCTACCCTTTTTTTTTATCACTTTGTAAACAAGTAAAAAGATGTATGAATATATAGCAATAAACAATCCGAATGGAGCAATATCTGTGTTAAAATCTTATGGATTAAAAATTAGGGATAAAAGAAATCTTGGTTCGGCTTTACGCAAGTTAGTCGCTCAAGAAGGTGAACCTGCATTAAGAAGAATTGCAGATTTACACCCCGACAAAGAATTAATCATGGATGTATATTCAAATGCAGACGGAGGTTGTAATTGTGGATGTCAAAACAAATCAATGGGTCAAGACCTAAAATATAATTTTGTTGGAGCAGACGCAAGTAATTCAGTAAATAACAACCAAGTAAGTGAATCTACAAAATTAGCAATGCAAACAAATGCATTTTTAATTGTAGCAACAATAATCATCGCATCAGCAATAATCACAAGAAAATGAAAAATTTAACAGATAAAGAAATTTACTTAGTTGCAGTAGCAACTATCGACAAAAAGAAGCCTGAAGTAATCGCATTGATTAACAAGTATGGTGTAGAATTATCAACAAACGCTGAAGATAGAACAATTGATTCGGCTTTTTTAACATTGGCTAAAACAAGTAATAATTTCAGAAAAGAATTTTCTGATTTGTCAGCCCAAGCATCAGTATCTTTTACGGGTGAAGAAGCATTTTTTCAAGCAGTTGGAGGGAAAGACCCATTTGGGGGTGTTGACGCAAACCTTAAAACAGACTCAACTTCAAAAAGTTCTACTTTAAGTAAATTTGGCGAATATTTTAGTCCCGATGTTTTTAAGTCAATTTTAAATACAGGTTTAAATGTATGGTCAGTTAAACAAACAGGTCAAAATGCACCAACTGCACAAGGTGCTATGGATACTGCAAGAGAGCAATATTATCAAGAGCAAGGCACTAAAAAGAACGAAAAATCGGGAATGGGTATAGGTAGTATTATTTTATTGTCAGTAGGTGGACTTTTACTTTTAGGTGGTATTATTTATTTAGTAAGAAAAAAATAAACCTATGACTGAATTTGAAGATGCATTAGACCAAGTAAAAATCATGAAAGAAACGAGTAATCATGATTCTTTTATGTCAACTGCAAAACAAACTATTAAAGGTAGTGCAGTTGGGGCTATTGCAGGTTTAATGTTCGCATGGTACAAACAAAAAAATTTATACGTTTATGGCTTTTTAGGGGCTATAGGTGGTGGAGCAATTAACTATTTTTTAATAGGGAAAAAATGAAAACAGAACACATAATTACAGGAATAGTAGTTTTAGGAATAGCCTACCTAATTTTAAAGCCTAAAACAGACAAGGTTGTAGATACTGCAAAAGTAACCGAAGAAAGCACCTTGTCTTTTGACGCTATTGACGATTCTATGGCAGATATGTCACAAACTAATATTTTTAAAAGTAAAGCAAGATTTAATTTAAAGTAAGATGGAAACAATAACTAAAGTAGCATTAGTAGTCGGTGGATTAATTATTGCAAATAAAGTCTTTTCAAAGCCAAAAGCAACAACAACTACTACTGAAGAAGGAGAAGAGCCTACTTCGGGTGGTGGAGGTGGAGGTGGAGGTGGATTTCCTATGATTCCTAATTTGGGATTACCAATTTCACCTTTAGGATTATTAATAAAAACTGATGCTCAAATTAAGGCAGAAGCAGAAGCAAAACTACGATTAGAAGCAGAAGCAGAAGCAAAAGCACGAGCAGAATCGGAAGCAAAAGCGAAAGCAGAAGCAGAATTAAAAAGAAAATTGGCTTTGGAATTTGTCCAACAAAAGATAAAAGATATGGAAAAGGCACAAGCAACAACAGTTGTAACTGAGGCTAAAGGAACTATTGGAGACCAATTAGGAATAGGTACATCTACAGGAACAAGCACAGGCTCTTCGGGTGGTGTAGTTGGTGGTGGAACGAGTTCAACTTCGGGCTCAACAGTAACTCGCATGGGTGCTCCAATAATTACAGGAGGTATAATTCCTTTTGATGGTTCAATTGAAACATTAGGACGTAGAGCAAATTTTAGATAATGGAAAACAAAACAATTTTTATAGGATTAGGAGCATTAGCCATTGGTGGTTATTTAGCGTTAAGGTATTTTAAAAATAAAGGGACTTCTTCAGAAGAGCCTACGCCAAATGTTACTTCAACTAATCAAACGGCAGAACAAACTACTGCACAAGGTTTAAAATTTGGCAATGAAAACCAAAAAGTTGAAGATATAGCAAATGTTAAATCTGATACAATTGTAAATACAAAATTAGGTGAAAGCACTCCTGTGAAGGGATTTGGATATGACCCAAAGAAAGCCCCTTTTGTAAATGCAAAAATAATGAAAGATATAAGTAAGAAAATTATTACAGGTCAAATTGTTCCTTTATTCAAAAAAGGGGATGTTGTAAGTGTCGCTAATACTTTTGGAGACTCAACAGAGACATATCTTGAAAGTAATAAGTCATTTAAATTAAAATGGGATGTAGATGTTTATTTTCCAAGAATTAAACAAAAGGTAAATACTACAGAAAGTGGAAGTGGTGGAGCACCTCAATTTGATGGTGGTAAAAACAAAGGACATAATTTCCCTTATTTTTATTAAATTTACAAAATGATTAGTGCTAATAAAATATATAAACAAAGTGGTTCTTCTTTGCCTTTTAAAGATTGGTTAGAGCGTGAAAAGAATAAAGGAAAATTTATTCCAAATGCTCAAGCACTTAAAGAGTTTCAAAATTTTGACGGAGAAGAAAAAACCGAAACAAATATTAAGGATGAAGTTATTGGTGGCAGTACAATGAGAAATACTTTGCTTATTTTAGGTTTAGGAATTGGAATATATTTATTTTATAAATCACAAAAAAAATGACATTAACAAATCAACAATTAGCATGGATTGGAATTGGAGTTGTTTGCGTAATAATTATTTATGCAAATAGAGGTAATTTGCCACTACCAAAAGAGTCATTAAATGCTGATGGTGAAGGTGTTAACGCAATTGATAAAGCGATTGCAAAATTAAAAAGTGGGCAAATTAAAGTAAATGAAATGCCCGAAAATGTTAAGCAACAATTGAATGAAGTATAAAATAACCACAAACTACGCTCCTTTAACTTTGGCAATTACTTTAAAAACGAGTAAACCAACAAAGTTGCAGTTGTGCGTTTATGATGCAACGGACAAAACAAGAACATTTACCGATAGGTACAAAACTATCGATGGTGAAGAAACTTTGTATGTTCGTATGCCATTATCTCCCGAAGTTGCAATAGTTGAAGTTTATAATTCTTCTCTTGGTAAAAATATTCCAAGAGAACAAGAGAAATCATTTGAGATTGTAAGTGTTCGTAAAACACCTTTAGAAAGAAGGTTGGATGAGAACGATATGGGTAATGCATTAATTAAGAGTTTTGTGGATTTTTCACAAAAATTCTCATTTAATCTTGGGGAATTAACTCCAAATACATATAAAAGTGACGATAATCGTTATTTTATACGATTAAGTCAACAAATTAAAGGAGAAGATGGAAAAGTGTTAAATACACCTGCAAGAATAGGTAGAAAAACAGGAATCATAGAAGTATCTAAAGAAGAATTTCAAAAAATGACCATCCCGATGAGATTAGCAATTTTATTTCACGAATTTTCTCACTATTATTTAAACGAGCAAATAAACGATGAAATGGAAGCAGATTTGAATGGTTTATTGATTTACTTATCTTTGGGTTATCCAAGGATTGAAGCATATCAAGCATTTTTGGAAACTTTCCAAGGAAGACCTTCAAAATTAAATAAGGATAGAGCCGATTTGATTGATAAATTTATCAATGACTTCGATAAAATGAATATGGTAATTAAATAACAAAAAAGATGGTAGTAACAACTTGGAATGTAGTTCCCGATTATGACGCTTGGGGTTCTGATACCTCTTGGACTTGTGATAATTGGATACAATGGCATAAACAACTTAAAAAGCGTTTTGGTGGCGAAAAAGCCAATGCATTATGGAATTATTCTTTCTCTATTCAAACTGATGGTGCAAGAGGATTTGATTGTAGAACATTTAACTCGGCATTTAGAAGTTATATGGTTCAAGAATCTTTAGACCCTTATGCAAGTGCAGGAGTTTTTGCTTTAATTCTAAAACCTATTGGTGCAGGTACAGATTTAGTGGATTCTGCTTCTAATTTAATTACAAATTTTGGAAAAGGAGTTAGTGGGTTTTTTAGTGGAAACATGATTAAAACAATTTTGACTATTGGAGTAGTTGGAGTTGTTGGGTACTATGGATACAAATTTTATAAAACAACACAATCATGAAAAAAGAAACTTGGGTAAAAATAGGTATAGTAAGTGTAGTTGTAATTATTGGTATTGTAATTATTAATAAAAATAAAGAAAATGTTAAATTAGGTGGCAAAACTCAAGAAGAATTTGACGCTGAAGAGATAAAAAAGTTAGTTGAAGCAATTGATAAAGCCAAAAAATGAAAAGAGAATATTTAATATATGGTGGACTTGGAGTAGTGGTTTTAATTGCTTTGTATTACGCTACTAAAGATAATTCTATTCAAGATGATTCGGTAGAAGTTGAATCTTCTGATATTCAACAAGGTTCTGATAAAACAAAAGAACAAGTTAAATTAGACCCTAATTTAGCAAACGTTTTTAAGTCTAAAACTTGGAATAAAGATATTGTTGGCAAAAAAGTTTATTCTAAAATTGCTGAAATTAAACTTAGAGATAGTATAAAAGTTAACGATGGATTAATTAATAATATTTATGGTGTAGTATCAAAACCAAATACTTTAATTGGTGAAGTTGTTGCAGGATATTTAGATATAGGTGGAGCAATTAATCCCGAAACTAAAACTAAATTTAAATGGGTTAAAATAAAATTAACAGATGCAGTTTACAAAGAAGTTCAAAGTCAAAAAAGTTTTTTGACCAAAGATTTATTTGGGATGCCAAATGTTTACAAATATGTAAGAGAGGATGTAATTAAATTATGACAAATAAAAAAATAATATATGGAACAATTATCGTTCTTGGAATATATGTGCTTTACAAAATATTTAAGGGAGAAAGTCCAATTGTTTTAATTACGGGTGGTGGTGATAAAACACCTTACGACCCAAATGAAGATTTTTCAAAATATACTTCTACAACATTTGACCCTATTACAGAAGCAAAAAAGGATGCAATTTTTAAAACAAAAGTTATGCTATTTCAAAATAAACTAAATAAGGTATTAGTAGAAAAATATTCAAGTGAATCTTTAATAAAAGCAGATGGATTGTTAGGTAATAATACAATAAAAGCAATAGTAAGAGTTTTTGGTGATAGAATGCTACCAATAAAAACTAAACAACAAGTTGAATTTTTAAGTAATCAATTAATATAAAAAAAATGGAAATAGATGTATTTTACCAAAACGATGATATGTCTTTTGGATTTGACGGAATGTCAAAATTAGATAAAGATGCTTTTGCTTTTGCAAAAAAAGAACGATATGGATTTGAAGATGTAGATTATTCTTATGCTGATGGGAAGCCCGATGGTAATTTGGGAAGCAGACAAAAAGATGCTTACAAGGGTAGATTTGCAGGTTGGAAGCCTTCATATAAATATGATTGCGAAATCATTGAAAAATATATTGTTGCTTGTAAAAACCAAATCAAAAAAGACGAAGATGAGCAATTAAAAGGAGACGCAGATAAAAAAAGAGTATTAAATGATTATATTCAAGGTTCAAAATTGGCTTTAGACGAATTTGAAAAGTATTACGAAAAAGCACAATGCTCTATTGAAAAAAACAAAAAAGAAGAACAAAGTTTTCAAAATCAATTATTACTTGCAAAAGGAAATTCTAAAACTGCTACTATAATTTTAGTTAGTTCAATAGTTGTCTTAGTTGGTTTAGTTGGATTTTTAGCATATAGGAGATTTAATAAATGAAACATATAAATAAAGAATTAGGGGCGACAATACATAAAAATGTACGTCAGACAGGAATGTTTAATAATAAAAATGGGTTTTTAAACGCAGATGGTGATAGTTTAGAAAAAAAATATGGTAGCCCAACTTTATCAGATTCTTATTATAAATCTTATGCCGATTTATATTCAACAAACTTTGGACAAAATGATGTTATAAAAAATTCTATTATTTCTAAATCGAAAGAAATTGCAAATAAAAATTCAAATTTTCAAAAATTAGATATTGCAGGTCTTCAAAAATTAATAGAACAATTCGCTAAAGATAGACAGAATTCTTCAAATTTGGAAAGAAGTGCTACAAATTCTTTGATAGATAAATATGATGATTTATTAACATCTCGAAGAGATGCTCAAAATATAGCAGAAAGAAATATCAGAGATAGTGAAGGTGGATACCCTAATATTAATCATAAACATTCTAATTTAATAAAAAATATACTTGACCATCATATTGATTGGGTTGCCACTCTATCTATAACAAATTATTTAGATTATTTAAATGATAAATCAAAATTAATTGAAGAACAAATAGAATATGCATTTGAAAAAAATACTTATGAATTATGGAAAAAATTAGATAATAAAGGTGTTCTTAATTCTCAAAAGAAAATCATTGGTGATAAGATTAAAGAATTGACTCCTAAATTAAACACACAAACAGGCTCAAAAGTAAAAACAAACGCAACGGCTGATGAATTAGTTAATGGTGCAAGTGCAAGTTTAGACAAAAAATGGATTTTCATTGGAGTCGGTGGTTTAGTAGTATTAACTGCTTTATATTTAATATTTAGAAATAAATCAAGTAACTAAAATGGATAAGGCAAGTAAGTTTTTATTGATTGCAGGAGGTGGATTAGGTGCGTTTGCAATATTCCGTTATGTTTATAAAACTATTTCTTTGGCAGAAAAAATGGAATTAAAATATGAAGGTTTTATTATTAAAAGTATTACCCCACAATTATCGGGAGTGGTTTCTTTAAATATAGTAAATAAATCTGATTTGACTTTGACTTTGAAAAACATTGATATTAAATTATTTGCAGGAACTGCTGAAATAGGTAGTTTAGTTCAATCAAAAGAATTAGATATTTTGCCTAATGGAAAATCATTACTTCGTTTAAATATTAACATAAATTATGAAAGTGTTTTTGAGGGATTTGGTCAAATCAAAGACATAATTAAATCTACAAATGATTTACCAATTGATATTATTGGAGTTGCAGATGTTAAATCAATTTTAGGATGGGTTAAAATACCTTTAAAATATTCTACAACAGGAAAAGATTTAAAAGCACTTTACGATACATATTATTAAAAATGTCAGCAACTCAAGACTATATAAATAAGCATATCAATGATGTTATGATAGCAGTTGAAGGGAGTAAAATATTCCCCGAAGTTGCTATAATTCAAAGTGCTATTGAAAGTGGGTGGGGAAAATCTTTATTGGCTAAAAAATACAACAACTATTTTGGAATAAAATCTACTCGTGATTGGAAAGGCAAAAACATAACTTTAAAAACTCAAGAAGAATACGATGGTGTTTTAAGTCTTGTAAATGGTACATTTAGGGTTTATGATTCATTCCAAGATTCTGTAAAAGATTACGTTAAATTTTTAAAGGAAAACCCAAGATACACAAAAGGTGGAGTTTTTAGTGCAACTACACCCGAAGAACAAGTTAGAAGATTACAAAGTAGTGGATATTCTACAACCTCAGTTTATGCAGATATTATAATAAAAACTATTAAATATAACTACGATTTTATCAAAAATAAAATTAATGAATACTTAAAAAATTCACCTCAAAAAGCATTGTTTGTAATTTTGCTATTTGCAGGATTGGTTTATAGTGTTTATAAGTTGTCAAAATTGAATAAATAACATATTTTTGTAATATGTTAGTTGGCAAAATTAAAAAAGACTTTCTCAATGGAGTCGAAAAAATCGCATTAAAAAAGCAATGCAACATTGAACAAATTCAGATAAAATTAACGTTTGGTGAAAGCCAAGAAAATCCAATAGTTTACACTTTGTGTCAAGATTGGAAACCTTACGAAATAAGTACTTACAAGGCTATTATGGACAAAAAATTTGACCTCATTGGTGAAGAAGGTCTTGTTACGCCTTATTTGATTCAATCGATGGCAACTAAAATGCAAGAAATTGATGCCGAACCAAGTGAGTTTTCTGCATATTTACAAGAATTTAAAGGAACAATTATGGTTGCTTTATTTAAAGGAATAAATTGCATAAAAACTTTACCTATTGAACAATTGTTCTAATTATATTTTTAGGTAATTTTTGCCTAAAATGACACTTGTTGTTTTTATTGATTTTTAAGTATAAATTTGCGTAAGCCCAAAAAGGCTTTAATGTTTATTGTAAAAAATGATAGAGAAAAAAGCATTCAATATTGAAGACTTATGGACTTGGTTTTTAAGAATCACTATGGGAGTAGTTTCGTTTATTTTAATTGAAACATATAATGATATAAAAAAAATGAGCCAAGACTTAGGGGAGATAAAGATAATGGTTGCTCAAAGTCAAAAAGACTTTGAGTACTTGAAGGAAGACCATAAAACATTTAAAGCCGAAACTAATGGGCGATTAACGTATTTAGAACAAAAAAAATAATTATGGTAGGAGAAATAATATCGGCAGTAGGTAATTTAGGCATAAATGCTTTTAATAATGAAGAAAATCAAGCCCTTCAATCATACATAGCAGGTAAAACACTTGCTGACCAAAAAGAAATACAACAACAAATGTTGGCTTTTCAAAATAATACGCAAAAACAAGCGTATGCTCAAAGTTTATTAGATAAGGCTAAAAAATCAAAATACATTCCTTACTACGTTGCAGGTGGTGTATTGTTGTTAACGATAGGAATTACTTTATTTGTAGTTTTTAGTAAAAAACAAGTTTAAAATGGATTCAAGAATAAGAGATTATTTAATTATTGGTGGTATAGTCGTTGTTGGCTATTTAATTCTTGTTCCAAGAAGCAAAGGAATTAAAAAACCACAAGTTGCAACTATAGGTGACGTAAGTCAAGTTCAAAATGCAAGAACTGTATTAGATGCTTTCTTAAATGCTTATGAAGCCAAAGAACCTGCTTCTGAATTAAACAAATTGAACGGAATGTTTATTAAAGAATATGGATTAAAAGTTCACAAGCGTAAAGATGGCAAATTTGTCGCTCGTACCTTAGATGGTAAAGATGTTTTAATGGTTAAATAATGCCAAGTGTACCACCAAATATTTCAGTTGGTAGCACTCCATTCATTGCAGTAGATAGTATAAGTGGAGTTAGTTACAATCAAATCAATCAAAGTATTGGTGCATTTAATTATTTGGTAAAAAATATTTACATTTATTCGAGTAACATCAATCAATTGTTACAACCGATAGGGTTAAAAAAATATAATAAATTTGGTGATAAGCATATTAGGGTTTTACAACCAATGATTGACCCATATCAAAATTTAAGTGCAATAAACCAAACAACAATAGGATTAGACTATGCTTTCGATTCCAATAATGGATTTTATCCAACTATATCAGCAAACACAACTGCAACTTATCAGATTGATACAACGCAATTAAGTGGTGATGATTTACTAAATGGCAGAAGTAATTTCGATGAGATTGAATTTTTAACAGACTATTTAAACGACTTTTAATGATTAATGGAAAAATAGTAGTAAATGTCACAAATAACTTTGCGTTTGATGCTCAAGTTTCTTTGTTTGGTTCAACCTCAGACCCATTAGCATCTTCTGTTGGTGCTTTTACTCAATATCATTGGGATATAGCATATCCGTTTTTAAACGTAGCAAATACTCCAATTATGAACATACAATACAGAAACGTAGGTGCTTCAACTTTTGATGTCATGCCCTTTTATACTAACCTTACATATCAAGGTATTTGGATTGGTTTAAATAATTTGAATTTTGGTATTTTTTGGAATGCTTTTCCGAATTTTATAACAACTATTGGGTATCAAGTTTATACTTCAAATGATAAATTTGAATTCGGTAATATTAGTTGGTAAAAAAAAAGAGGGATTTACCCCTCTTAATTTTGAAACGAACAGTCGTTAAATTTGGAAAAAATCAAATAACTTTATTTAAATATAAATATCGTATAATGCAAAAATAGTACTTTAATCTAAATCCACATCACCAAACATTGATTTTTCTTTTTTATCCGTTGTTAATTTAGTTACAATCACATTATTCTCTTCATCTAAATCTAATAAATTACCACCTTCTAAAGCATTATCAGTATTGACTGCTAAAGTTCCCGAATAGTCTTTAGGTAAAAATTTAGAAAGTTGCTTCAAAACAATTTTTTTCAGCATCCAATGATTTGAATCTTTAACATCATTAAAGTAAAAATCACTTTTTGATTTTTGCATATTGATGGTTGCCAATAATTCTCTTCGTGTCATCACTTTAAACGATTTTGTGCCATTTTTAAAGGTTGCGACACAATATACATGAGTTAGAGTAAATGCATTCCTTATAGGGTCTTCGGGAATATGTTTTAAAATTGGATTCAATCCTAATTCATATTCAAAAATATCACCTTCATGAACACTTTCACCACTTATCGATATTATTTCACCACTTCTTAATAAAATACTTATTAAACCTTGGTATCCAATGATAGGATTTACATAATAACCTTTTGCATCTGATTTTTCTACACTAAAATAAAACTGCCCAAGTTGACTACTCGGCATTAATCCTAACTGAGCACATAAAACAATAGAAGCAAACAAAGAAGTTGGATTCGTCTGAAATGCTATTTGCATATTGTAGGATTTTTTTATTTCAGAAAGTATTATCTGCTTAAATGTCGCTCCCGAAATATTGTGATTTTTCAGTAGGTCGTTAAATACCTTTTTTTCATAAACATCTAACTGATTAGTTAGGTCTAATATTAATTCATTGTCCATCTGTCAATATTTTAAGGGCTTGTTTTTTTATTTTTATTTTTCTTAAATCTTCAGAGGTATATCCGAAAATATTTAATTGATTATTTAATGAATCAATTTCTTTTTTTAATTGCTCTGTGGCTTCTGATTCAAGTTTTGTTTTTAAAAGTTCGTCAACTAATTCTTGTGCTTCCATTAATAGTAAATTGTTGTTATTGTTGGTAATAGTGCTCTTGATTCGCAATTTTCATTAAGAGGGCAAGTAGAACATTTAAGTAAACTTGGTCTTGGTTTAAAGTTATTTGTTTCCACCATTTTTTGCCACATCTGTTTGGCTAATTTAATATCCTCAATGTGCTTTAAGGTTTTCATTGGGTCTACTTCAATTTTCGCTACTCTGACATCAGAAGGATTGGTGCTTGAAAATAGGAAAAAGTAAAAATCTACAGGTTCTTCATATAATGCTTCAGCAATATATTTGTAGTGAACGGATTGAATCATTAGTTGGTCTTTCTCATTTAGGGTGTTAAATTCCCAACCTCTTTCATCCCATTTATTATCTAATAACCCCGAATATTTTAAATCTATAATGCTTAATCTCCCATCCCATCTTGCTTTTATATCTAAAGTTCCTTTAGCATCATTGTGTTCAATTGTTTCGCCTGTGCTTAAAATTTCAATTCCCATTTTATCAATTAAAACTTTGCAATATTGAGCACTTTGATACGCACGTTGGTAAGATTCTGATAATTTTTCTTTTGGAGTCCCCTCATATACTTTTTTTGCTTGAGGTACGTTCCCAAATTTAGGTAGTTGACCTGTGGCTACATATTCAAAGTATTGACCTAATAACATCGCTTCGCTTTTATATAAGTCTTTATTTTCTACATACATAGCCTTTAAAATTAGACCACATTCTTGCTTCAAAAAATACTTTTGAAGAGACTTCATTAAAGATTGACTAACCTTAGTGGTTATTTTGGCATCTGCTTCTAATTTGTCTATAATTGTTGTCGTTATCATAACTTATTCCAAGTGTTGTTATTCCAAATGTATTTTTGATTATTGATTTTTTTTTCGCTTACCCCATCTAATAAGGCTTCTACGCTTTCTCGACAAAGGTTTTCTAAAAAATAACCTTTAGACTCCAAATTGGGAATAATATTTTGTAATTTAATTCGAGCGTTGTATTTATTTATTGCTTCAATTTTTATCGGTTTCTCAATATCCGTAAAATAAAATCTGTAAATATTCATAAAATAGGTGTAAATAATAGATTAAGGGGTAATTAATTATAATGTTTTGTTAATTATTTTTGAAGCACATACATTTCGTTAGAAGTGTCGTGTTGTCCAATAAGGGTGGGTAAAGTCGCCAACTACTCCCCACCCTTTTAAAATTATCTTACTTTAATCCAATTAATTTGTTTTTTCAAATCTTCAATATGTATATCGTGGTCAACATCATATCCATCAGAATCAGTTCCAACAATCATTGCATTATTCATGATTGGAGAATCCCAAGAATCTAATTGAAAACCACCTTTAATATCGTGAACTCTAAATAAAATTTCTCCATCACAATAGAGTCCATTACCTAAATTATTTTCTGAAGGAAAAGTAATCGGACACTCAAAACAATCACATCCATTACCGATAATTCTATAAATAGCATCTAAGCCACCTTCAAATTCTATCTCATAAATATCTTGTTTTTCAACATCAATTTTTACTGCTTTCATTTTGAGTAGTTGTAATAGCGTTTACTTTCGTTAATGTTATGTTGATAAACTTCTGCAAGTTGTTGTGCAACATCATCTAAAGTTTTCATTTCTGCATACCATTCAGCAAATGGTTTCGCTTCTTGTTGAGGTGCAGGAAATAATTTTTCTGAGATTTTATCAGAAATCTTCTGAGTAAAATCATTCATTTTTTGAGCAATTGTTCTTTTTTGCATAATTATTTTTTTATTATAAATGGTTTTAAATTTTGGTCTTGGCAATATTTTTGAAGTTCAATAAAAATCTGAATTGCCATTTCTCTATTTTTTGCTTTGGCTTTATTCTTAAAAAACCAAAAGATATTACCTTCGTTATCTTGACAACCGAATTTGTACTTCCATAAATGTTTAGAAACATTTGCACGATAAGGTTGTAAAAATGTTAAATTGTGACCATCTTCAGCAACGAAAATAAAACAAAATAAGTAGTCTTGGTAAACGAATTCTTCGCCACCTTTAAATAACTCACGATTTACTTCTGCAATATCTTTTGCTCTTCCCATAGCATAATAATCAAGGGTATCTTGGTCAATTAATTCCTCGATTTTTACTTCGTTTAATTCTAATGTAATACTCATTTCGATACAAATATACAAAGTAATTTTATTTTACAAAATAATATTGCAAATATTTTTAAAAAATTATTGATTTTCTTCGTCCCAAATTATTTGTCGATATGTAAACCCTTGTTCTGTAAGGTAATCGTACACTTTTTTTCTGTTTTCAAATGAATCTCTATAGTAAATACAATCTGTTCTATATGCTTCAAAATCTTTACCCAACAAAACTGCAAGTTGACCCATGTGATGATAGCAACCATAACGAATTGCTCTATATAAGTTTTTTAATTTTTCGTGGTGCTCCGTTGCTACAATAATTGGTTTTTCAATTTTCACACCTTTATCATAAACATAATATGCTTTTATACGCCCTAAAACTGCAAGTGACGCTAATTTCGTTACTTTATAATCCTTCTCGTTTCCTTTGGTATAGGTTTTATCTGAAATAATTCCCATTTTATTAGCCATTGTCCAATATGCTGATTCAATATCTGTGCCCGTAATTTGACCATAAGAATTATCATAATCAATGTTTGTAACGTTCACGGGCAATTTATTACTTATCTCAAAATTAGGATTTTCTTGACTGAATTTAATTGCATCTCTTTTAACGGCTGAAAATATCCAAAGTTGTTTTGGGGGAAACTGACATTCCTTATCTTTACTTGGATAAATAGTTTCTAATCCATCGTGAATAATCGAAGTATAATACTTCGTCTTGCGAATTACAAAATTTTGTTTTCGGTTTACGAGTGCATCAAGTAACGCTTGGTCTTTGCCAATTGGCTTGAATACACGCTCAACCACTTCGGGGCTATTTGTGAATTCGGTTCTCATACAACAAATATAATATTATTTTTGAAAATAACTACACTACACCACCATCTTTAAATTTAGAAATAGCAATTTTAGTTGTAGCCATAATTTCTTTACGCTCTGCAATAAACTCTTTTTTAGTCAAAATACCTTCACGAAATAAACGCTCGGATTCTGCTAACATCTCTTTTTCACGCTCAAGTGCTTCTTGAACATTTTTGCTTCGAGTTTCTTGAGAAGTTTTTGGCTCTAAAGTTGGTTTTTCTTTTTTGGTAGGACGTTGACGTTTTCGGGCTTCCTTTTCTTTCATTGCTTGTCTACGAACTTTTGCAAGTTCTTTTTTTCGCAATGTGATTTCTTTTCTTCGTGCTCTACGCTCTTCTAAAGTTTCTTGAGGTAAGGGAATTTCCGTTGTCGAAACTTCAGCAGTAAAGGTTGGAGTAATTTCCTTCCCACCTATATATAGTGTAAAACGCAAAAAATAAGAATCGGTTTGACCATCGTCAGTAAATCCTTGTCGAATCACGGGTTGTCCCACCCATTCGGGCTCTGAATCATCTTCCAAAGATTCTCGAATACTTTCAATAATTTCGTTAACCCCTGTAAATTCATATTGATAATTCAATAAATCAAAAATACCTGTTGAACCATATTCCCCTGCATTTACTTCAACTCTTAAATCCATTGGGCTAACTTCAGAAATCAAATCCACACTTAAATAATCATCAAGGTCAAACCATAAAATACCCGTGGTTCTTGAAGGGCTAATAAGTAAAGGGTTATAATATATTTGTGACGATTGTACACCTTCTACTTCGGTAGGAGTTGGGGCTTGAAGTTGTGTTTGAATTACGGCTTTAATATCTCTTATTCTAACTTGATAAGATTTTTCGCCTTTGAAGTCGGGATAAACTTTCTTCTTAGTAAAGTCTCTAACTTCCTTTATAGACCATTGTAAATCATTTTTTTGAGCGAATTTTTTAACGGCTTTATAGACCTTATTATAGGTTTTTAAGGCTTGTTTTCGCTTCGTTTGTACTTTAGGATTACGGGGCATAATTGTGTTTTGGGGTGACGAAATTACAATAATCAATTTTTAAAAAAAAATTTTTGTTAAAAAAATGTGTTGAGCCCTTTTTTAATATAGGTTTTAGCATTGCAATTAAATTGATATTTCATTTTTATTTTCTTTGATAATAAACTTGGTTTTTCTATTACTTGTAATAACAAGGCAGTACACAACATTTAACAAATTTTGATTAAGAGTGGAATCATATAAACGTTCTACAAGACCATAGGTGGATAGCGTTATTTAACAAACACAACTTTGAACTATTAACAAAAATGAACTTACCCAATCATATTTCGATAGATTCTTTTACAATAATTTTGCCATTAAACTCGATAACAGACATTCTATTATTTGTATTTTCCATATTTTTTATGATATTTGCATTTGATTTGGGAACTCATTAGTTGAGGATTGTGTTTGATAAGGGGTGACTTGGGGAGGTTGCCCCTTTTTTCTTCTCACCAAAATTCGGATTTTCCAATTTATAGTTATCATTTTTTTGGTGATTAAATAGTTTTATTTAGTAAAAATTCGTATAATGTATATTTTTGATTAAATTTGCTTATTAAATTAACATAAAATAATATGGCTAATACTTTTCAAGCATTAAACGCATCTGTAATAACCCCTTCAAATTCTACAGATTTAACTCTTTCGGGTGGTGCAATATCTTCGACAGAAACAGGGGCTTGTATTTATGTAGGAACTACAGGTAATTTACAAGTTACTATGTTGGGTGGACAAGTTGTTGTATTTAACAATATTCCATCGGGCACATTTTTACCAATACAAGTTTTAAGAGTTTGGAGCACCAATACAACTGCTACTAATTTATTGGCTTTATTTTAAATTATGTTAATCAATATTATAGGCAATAGCATCTCAAGTGGAGGAGGTGGAGGTGGAAGTGGTTTTGATTCAGACTACCAAGCCGTTTTAAACTACGGAACGTCTTTAGGATATACCTTGCCAAGTGTTGGTCAACGCACGAAACAAAATCAATTAATGTTAGATTTAAAAGCAGGTGGTATATGGAATAAATTAGATACTTTTGCAGTATTTGCAACCGATGGAAATTCCAATTTTGCTTTAATTGATTGGAAGAGATTATCATTATATACGGCAGTGAATTCTCCGACATTTACGACAAATAGTGGATTTAGAGGTAATGGTACATCAAGTTACATAAACACAAATTTTAACATATCTACGGGAACAAATTACATCTTAAATAGTGCATCACGAAATTATTGGATTGAGGATTTTGGTTCTGGTAGTGGTGGTGCATTAGATGGTATAGTCGCAAGTACGTATAATTCAACCCAATATTTCAGTACAAATCAACAACGAATAAATTCTAATAATAATAGTAATGTACCCATAGCACTTAATGTGAGTGGTTGGCATGGTTTATACAGGTCAACCTCTACTAATATAGCATCGTCAACCGTAGGTGGATATAATTCAACTACGCAAACCTCACAAACATTAATAAATACCGAACAATTAATTATGAGATATGTAAACACCTATAATGGTCGTAGAATTTTTAGATTTTATTCTATGGGGGCAAATTTTACAAGTTCTGAAGACACCTTATATTATAACGCAATTAATACTTATTTAACCTCATTATGATAATAGTTTTACATCCTAATAACGAGCAGTTTAACTCTTTAAATGGTTATCAAAATAATACTTCTGAACTTTTATTTGTTTTAGACGGTTCTGATAGGTATATTGTGGGTTTAGAAGTTTTAGATGATGAAAATTTCACAGAAATACACAACCAACTTGAAGAACTCGAAAGAATAGAATATACACCAACGATAGAATAATTAAAATTATTTTTGAAAATATTTGCTTGTTTGTAAAATAATATTACATTTGTATTCAACAAAAGAACAAAACAAATGGAAAACAAAAATTCAAACGAAGAAAATTTCTCACAATTGGTGAATGACCTAATGCAAATTAATGAACTTGAGTTATTAGAACTTTCAACCATTGAATATGATGGTAATTTAACTATCGATTATGTTGGGTTGTGTGCTTTCAAAATGATAAAATTAGAAATGGTAATTAAAGAAGTTGAAAAACTTATTATTTGCAAAGTTGAAAAAACTCACGGCAAATTCGGAGTTTTGAAAATGCGAGAAATTTTGTTTTTTGAATTAGTGTCTTGGTTAAATAATTATGCTAAAAACATTGTTAAAGATGCACGTTTTAAAAATGAATATGATGTAAATTTAGAAGAGTTAAAAATTGAAGTTGCATTTATGCGAAGTGCATTTGAATTATTTGAAACAATAGAAAGATAATTTAAAGCCCCTATTTTTTGGGGTTTTTTTTGTATAAAAAATTCAATTATATTTGTATATGTCAATATCTAAATCATTAAGCGAAGATATAACTTCGCCAATAGGCAATAGTCTTGCTATATTTAAAGATGATGAATCAGACCTCTTAATGCTTAAAGATATTTATGGCAAAACGGAATCTTTAAATAATTACTATAATCGTGCTTCGGGTTATCAAGGTAGTTTTTATGACACAACCACTCAAACAAGTTTAGGTAGCGAAATTAAGATTTTTACATTTAATTCTACATATATTTCAAATGGAGTAAGCGTTGTTAATAATAGCCAATTAAAAGTATCCCAAGCAGGGGTTTACAATTTGCAATTTTCTGCTCAATTAACTAAAATTTTGGGTGGAAGTTTAGAAATTATTTATATTTGGTTTAAAAAAAATGGTCAAAATATACCTAATTCAGCAAGTACAATTTCTATTCAAGCAAATAATAATACAAGGTTAGTTCCTTCGTGGAATTTTTTCTGCGAAATGAATGAAAATGATTATTTAGAAATAGTATGGTACACTACAGATGTACATATAGTATTATTAGCAGTTGCTGAAAGTGTAAATATACCTGCTATTCCGAGCGTAATTGCTACAATGTCAAAAGTGTAATATTTTTATTATATTTGTGAATAAATAAATTATAAGTATGGCATCATTAACTATTACAAATGATTTTGGAGAAAAAATAACTGCCGAAATAAAATATAATCCTATCATCAATGGTAAAACACTTGATGCTTTAAGGATTGTAGAATCGATTAAATTATATTATCCAAATGCTTTAACTGCTTACGAGACAGAAGATGTTTATTTAGATAAACCAATTTTTATCGGTATAAGGGTTAAGTCTTGTGGTGTTTCGGGCATTAAAGGTGGAGTAACTGCTGATGATGTGTTTGTGATGTTGAGAAGACAAACAAGTGCATTGTTTCCCGTTTTAAAAGAATGGACGATTGAATATTTTCCATTTACGACTGACCCAACATCGGCATACAGACAAAATCCAATTGCAGGGGCTAAGAAAACGGGATATTTAATAGCAAGAAATTGGAAACCAACCCCACTAATTCCCGAATTTTGTGGTCATTATTTATATCAATTAGGTAACTTTGCAAATAGCAATGCTTTACTTTGTCGTACTGAGCAAAATGTATGGCAATTTAACGTAGTTGAAAAAGGTAAACAACAAATTCCCGAAGGTATGACTGCTGATGCTTATGCAAAACAAATTAAATTAAGTCCTGCAAGATATAATGCAGGAATGTTTATTCATCGTAGTTGGGGTAATTTAATGTTTAGAGATAGTGCAGGTTGTCAAGTTTTTAAAGATAACAACGATTTAAACAAAATATATTTTTTATGTAACAAATGGCAACAAAAGATGCGTAGAGCAAATAAGAAATTTAGCAAATTTTTTGATTACATTCTTGTTGATGCAGATATGATTTTATAATTATGAAAAAGAAAGCAGTAATATTATTTGGATTAGGTGTGTTGGCATTATTTATGGGTACTTATGTGTACTTTTTTATTGATAAAAACAATACTACTGAATTTTCCAACGAAGATGCAGAATATCAAGAATTACTTAGACAATACTTAGTTTTAAAAGGTTTACAAAACAATGCAGTAAATAGAATAAAATTTGGTATAATGAAAAAAGAAGAATTAGAAAAGGCTTTAGGATATTAAATATGTTAGAAATTTTCCAAGATAAAAGGGTAAAATATACTTCCTATTTATTAGGAGGTATTTTGTTTTTATATATTATCACAAAAAAAATATATACAACTTATACTGAAAGTAATTGGAAAAATGATTTAGTAAATCCAATAAAAGGGAAGGTCGGTTCGGGATTTGGTGGTAGAATTAATCCAATAACAAGAGTATATGGCTTTCACAATGGAGTAGATATAGGAGCACCTTTAAATACACCTATTTTAGCACCTTTAAATGGAGTAGTTTCAGCAAAATATACAAATAGTTCGGGTGGAAATCAGTTAATAATTGATTCGGGATACCCTAAATTTGGATTTGCTCATTTAAATAAATATCCCGAAAACATTAAAGTAGGTTCTGTCGTTACAAGTGGTCAAGTGATTGGATATGTCGGAACAACGGGTATGTCAACGGGTAATCATTTACATTTTGTAGTAAGATTAAATGATGTACCTGTTGATGCAACAAAATATTTTTCATTTAAATAATGGAAACGGCAAAAAAGAAAAACCCTAAACTTTGGGATTCCGTAGTAGCATCTGTAAAAAGAGGTGATAAAGGAGGTCAAAAGGGTGAGTGGAGTGCGAGAAAAGCCCAATTAGCCGTTAAAATATATAAGGACAAAGGAGGTGAATATATTGGGGCTAAAAGCAAAAATAATTCACTAACTAAATGGACTAAACAAGATTGGACAACAAAAAGTGGAAAACCATCTTTGGAAACAGGTGAAAGATATTTACCAAGAAAAGCAATCAAATCTTTAACCCCACAAGAATATAAAGCCACTTCAACTGCAAAAAAGAAAAGTCTTAAAAAAGGCGAACAATTTTCTAAGCAACCAAGTAAAATTGCAAAAAAGGTTTCTAAATTCAGATAATAATCTTTTATCAAAATTTAAAAAAATACATGAGGTTTATTGAAAAATAATATTATATTTGTATTGCTTTTCATTTGAAGCAATTTGTTCTTTAATAAAAGAGGGTTAGAAGAAATTTTAACCCTTTTTTTATTTTCACTTGTTATTTTCAAAAATAATATTACATTTGTTGTATGAAATCATACACAAAGATTTACATGGACTATTTCGGTTACGATACTTCAGACTTCATTTCTTGTGAAGTATGTGGTAATCAAGCAGTTGACATAAACCATATTATTCCAAGAGGAATGGGTGGAACAAATAAACCCGATGAAATGAAAAATTTAATGGCAGTTTGTCGCAAGTGTCACATTGATTTTGCTGATAAAAAAAAATATCATGACTTTTTGGTTGGCAAACACGAAGAATTTATATTAACGATGGGAGGTAAACATGGAACTAAATAAACCCAAAGAAATTCGCCATAAAATAGATAGTAGTGGCAACATACTTCGTGCTTATTGGTACGGAGATGTAAGTAGAATCACCCTTTCACTCTCAAAAGAAAAACGTGAGCGTGAGATTGGTGTTATTAACCATGCTCAAAAAAGATTTGAGATTAGACGAGACCCAAAACGTCACCTATTTTTAAAATTCAATGCTTATGGAATGAATCACTCTTTGTTAAATGACCAATTATTTGATAGCGTGTTAATCGAAGATGGTAAAAACACATGGAACGTTCCAAACGATTGGATAATAAACAATGGCAAGTTCTTAAACTTTAAAAATAATGGTGGTTTTGAACTGCAAGTATTTATTCCTTTGGATGAAATTACCCAATTTAAGGTAGATTAAAAAATATTTTTTATTTTACTTGTTATTTTCAAAAATAATATTACATTTGT